ATATAAGCACCAAACTCATCGTCATCCATGTGCGATGTTCCACCTTGAGGTTCGCAGAAAACAACTTCTGCATTTTGTCTCCACGCTTTACTAATCTCCGAATCAGCATCTAGTTCAAGGAACGCTTTATTTTGAGCATCTTCGGGCGAATCTGCTTCAACCTCAAAAGTACGATATGTCGTACTTGCCATTTCTACTTCGTATGTTTTCATGTTATAATCCTAATTTAGTTTTTTGTTATTGTCAAGTATTAATAGATATAAATTGGAGTGTATTCACCGACATACGCTCCATCAATATTAAAATAAAAATATTCTTGAGCTTCTTCCACGCTCATATTGTCTCTTTCTGTGAGAGTCTCAAGAATAGAATCAACAGAGTATACAACTCTACCTTTAGTATCATGACCAAGAATAGAATCATCAAACCCATCGGCAAACATTGCTTCGGGATTCATTTCTTTAATTTCTTCAAGCAACTCTTTTCTTCTGTTTTCGTTCATGATTTAAGTATGAACCAACAAAAGTGATATGTCAAGACTTTTTTTTCTGCTTATGGATTTTTGTTTCTGCTCGCAACTTGTGAAGGTCTTCTATAATCTTCAAGCCTTTATAGTTTAAGCAGATCATTGATGGCAGTTGCCCCCACAACAATCATCAGTACCTTTATCCTCGCAAATTTGCTCCAACGAATCAATACTTAAATTAACATTATTTTTTATTAAATTAAGTTCTATCTCTGACGCAATTATTTCTCTTGCCGAATCTGATTCTAGGTTTACTTGTAAGTCAGCAAAATTTTTTAAAACTTTAATTATTATTTCTTTCATTATTTAATCTTTTCCTGTTAATATATACACTACTAATAAATACATCATAATGATGAAAATTCCAATACAAGCGAAGAGTTCGTATATTTGTTTTAATTTATGTTTTAACTTTTTTAGCATACTCTATATTTGATTTATACATCTCTTTCTGCATCTTTAGCTCGCTAGTATCTTGTTTTAGTAGGCGAATACCTTTGTCTTCTGTCATCTTACCATCAAGAATCTCTCTTACAATTAACTCGATGTTACGAGTTGTAATGCGATACGGATGACTTCTGCAAAGAAACTTATAAAAGCGACCACTAATTTTTCCATTCTTTAGTTTTTTGTGCAAGAACCTTCTGTAATTGCAGTTTTTAGTATTATGTATTGTTTTCATTTATGTTGATTTTTTAATTCTTTCCAATTAACACCTAAGCGATTAATTTGTTGCCTTAGATTAACCTCATTGAAGCGAGTAAGTTGTTTATGTAAGTTTGATCCACTAAAGCAATGACCACTTCTTGTTTTTACTCCTTTATTATTAAGAAATTTGGCGACATTTTTAAGATTTGGGTTTTCTAAAGTGTCAATAGCTTCTTGTATTAAACCAAATAGATTTACTTCTTTAGCCCAATTTATTGCATATTGCCTTCTCTTGGTAGCACTTTTTTGCCCAAGTAATTTAGCTTGCTCGTTATTAGATAAAAATTTTAATGGACTTTTAATTTTTTTGATTTCAGTAGAATTTAAATTTTTAAATGAGTTTTTAATTTCTTTTATTTTATTCAAAAATAATTCTTCGTTAAGATAAAACCATTCACCTCTATAATGAAATTCCATAAGATTTTTATGAAAAAAGGGTTCTAGCTTGTCGGCATTTGCATCATATATTTTTTCAATTAAATATAATTTTCTTGGGTTACCTATTTGTATATGTCTATACCTTCCTGCATCATATTTTCTTTTAGAATCACAACCTTTTCCTATCTTGAAATAATTTTTTGATCTTTTGTTGCTCTCTCTAAGTATATAAATGTATTCATTCATAATTTAACATATCTTTTATTTTCGCCATTTAATGTAAGCAACTTATTTAAATCATAAGCCTCATCTTTTGTTAAGATAATTGTTTTATTTGTTGGGATTCTTTCGTGACCATGTGGGCGATTCCAATCAATAATAATGTATTCACTTTTTTCTTGATTCATTGAATGCTTCTAATGTATATTTGAATGGTTGTCCTTCAATATTAGTTACTAACTCTAACATCGTTAAGGCTATTTCTCTAATTTCTTTTTGTGCGTGTTCACTATTTCTAAGATTTAAAAAATTTGCAAAGCTACGCATATTGAGCATCACATCTGCTTGTATCCGAGAATTGTAAGTCTTGAAGAATCTAGCAGACTCTTTCGCTCTTTTCCTGCCTAAGATTGGCTCAAGTTCTTCTAGGCATGAATGATATAAGTTATTACCTTCATCACTATAATCAATTAATTTTTGCTTCCATTTATTTGGGAAATCATTGGGGATGAATATTTTATCTTCTTTTAATTCTTTGTACCTTGCTGACTCTGCATTAATCGAAGCAATTCTATGCTTCAGTAAATGTATATGACTAGCAATTTCTGTATCGACTAAAAAATGAACAACACCTTTTTCAAAGGGAGTTTCGTGACCATTACTCCAAAGCATATTAATAAGCTTGGGAATGCGTTGTTTTTTTTCTTCAGTTAAATTCCTGCTTGTGCTTGTCCACGCTGAACAGGCAATAATTTCATCACTACCATAGTGACCTAATAATTCCACTTCATTATTCATGTAGTTTTCTTTTTTTAACTTCTTTAGTTAATTCTTTTAATTGTTCATCAGATAATTTTGGGGCATGATATTTCCATACCTCGCCTTCTTTATCTAGCTTAGAACTTAGCAACATTATTTTGTTATAAAATGGATACAACCAACTAAGGCAATTAAAATACAAAAGCCGACTAACCAAATCTCCACAATAATATAAAAATTTACTCAGAATTAATTTCATCTAATTTTGATCTAATTGCGTCTTCGCAAAGTTGATTAAATGTAATTCCCGATTCATGTGCAAACTTCATATATTTAAGAAGTTCTTCATCGTCAAATTCTAGCTCAACGCTTTCGTATTTAATTTTGCGAATCAGAACTGCACCATCCCTTTCTTCAAACTTTAACTCATCACCTTCTTCCCAACCTAATCGACCAAGAGCATCATCGGGTATACGAAAAAATAATTCACCTTCGGGAGTTTCTTTTAATTCTATCTCGTATTCTGTCATATCTATTTAAACATATCGTATTCATCGAAATCATCATCTTCGGGACGATAAAGATTATTTTGCCATTCCTCTACCCTCTTTTTTCTTTCTGAAAAAGACTCTTTAGATTCATGCAAACATTCGTTGTGCCATTTGTTCACTATCGCATTTGAGCCACTTTGATGACCTTGCAGATTCTGCTCTAATTCTTCTTCAGTAAACCATTTATACTCTGTATTAAATAATGCGTCTACATTGCATGGATGGTATCCCATACTTACAAGCAAGCTCTTGAACATATCTGCAACACTCTCAACATCATGGTCTTCATCAGATTCAATAGTATATGTTTTCCCGTAGTTAGTTACTTGTATTTTCATTTCCAATCTTCCTCTAATATATATTTTTTATTAACTCTATTCATCTTAAATGCACGATTCTTTGTATTGGCTTCAAATTTGGATAGATTAGCATGACCTAAATAAGCATAAGGCGGTTTTGCTAAAGTATTAATGAGAATGTATTTACTAATTTTTGTATTATCTTCTATCATGTATATAATGATATTATTTATTCTTGTTTTTGTCAAGAAGTTTTTTTGCCTTGCGAACTTTTCTCCAATTTATTTCAGAATAGTTGTCTCTAAATTTTTTTGAAGCATTATTTCTAGGCGAATCGCCTTTGCCATTTCCGCTTGATTTTTTCTTCATTAGTTCCAATCAAAATCTATGTTGTATCCTATTGCCCTTCTTTTATTCCAACCTTTAGATGGGCAGGTTACTTCAATACAAATATCTCTGCCTAAGTGATCGCCATCTATAATTGGAGCACCCTCTTTATCCATTTCTTCCACCCAATCTATATTTAGGTCATTAAATGCAAAAAGATCATATTCCGATTCGTCATCTAACCACATAATCGGAGCAGACCAATCGTCCGTATTATCTTCTCGTCTGATTGTCAACCAACTTTGCGAGTAAGCGTTTGATATTTGATCCACATTTGAGATATGTTCTGATGGTGGACGATTTCGATTGTATTGCTCTGTTAAATAATTATCTGATCTATTTTGCATATTCATATTCCATTAATTCTTTTATTTGATCTCTTGCTGATTTCCAATAATGACTTTTCATTTCGTCAGTTTGACCACATTGTCCTGCTTTAACCATATTCATACTATAATCATGCCATATCTTGCATATCTTGTCAATGTTTTTATCATCGGGTTTTACATTATAATGATTCCAACATCTTTCTCCATCAGCAGTTTCTGTCTCTATCCATTCCGCAGGAAAACCTTGGGAAAAATACATCAAGTTGTTATCTTTGGCGAACTTAAAAGCAAGAGACACAAAACTATCTTCTACTTCATACGACTCATAAAGATCAGCATCTTCGTACCAAGACTCATAAACACTAATCTCAAATTGAAAAGTGTCTTTAATTGCAACATATTCTTGTTGAAATTTTGGTCGGTTGTCGTCACCATGCTCTAGTATGTCAACACTATTAAGTTTGCCATACCATTTCATGTGCCTCATAACTCTACTATTGTAGATGATCTTTTGAAACTCCTCAAGGAGTTCTGCATTAGACTTATCCGTAAAGGATGTTCTTCTAAAACTAACTGATAAACCTTCTCCGCTCATACTTAAAGACTAGCTATAATTATTAATATTGTCAACCCTATTATAAAAAATAATTCAAATAAAAATATCCAATTATACATATTAGCTTTTACCTTTTAAATAAAAATTCATTTCTTTTTTGATTGCCCTAGCAAGCTCTATTTGAGTTTGTTTTGATTGCAAGTTTGGAGAGAATGATGTTTCATAACCATTTTCTTTTAAAAAATTTTCAATGCCTTTCAATATTTGAGACTCAATGTTCATATACAATTTCTCCATTTCCATCTTTATTATAATTAAATAAATAATGTTCCCTATCTGTATCAATTTGATGATAAGGATTATCTTTATTTGGCGGATCAACTGCATAACAAGCGACATCCCATGACCATTCACTAGGATCAGAATACTCAAACTCACCTGTTTCAGCATTTATTCTCCCTATGTCTTCGCCACAATGGATATTGTAATCTACAAAAGTGCCATCTTCTAGCTTGTAACTATTCCAATAGTCAAAATTGTCACCTTCAGTTTCGACTTCGGGATTAAGCTCAACTTTTTTAATATGAGTTATCGCTAAATCAATTATTTCTAACGCAACTTTTTCGTCAACTCTCCAAAGTTTTCCTACTTCGATCATTATTCTATGTCTCCTTCTTTATTTGATATAATTCCTTTTTTAATTAACTGCTCAAAGACATTCCACATTTTTTGATAACGAGTCTCATGCAGTTGTTTTATGCCGATAAGCATATTTAATAATTGGTCTTCGGTATGTTTGATTGGAGAATCTCCAATCGCATATATCATTGTTTCTATATCTTCACCTACTTGGTGAACATCACTCATTGCATCTTCTAATTCAAATCTATTCATAGTATTTAATTATGTAGGTTTTTTATTATTTGTCAAGGGTTATTTTAAAATAAGGAGACAACGGATTTTTAAAAGACTCTTTATTTATAGCCCAACGAGTTTTTATATAGGCGTATCGCTCATAACTATGATTACTTTTTGCTATGTTTTCAGAAAGTTTGATGATTTGTAAATTATCTTGATGATGTGAGCCGCCCTTCGAGATCGGTATTAAATGATCGACAGACCATTTAGTTTCTCCATAACTATCAAGGGCAATTCTATTATTGATTATTTGTTTGATTATTAAATTATCAGAAGATAGTAAAATGGCGGATTTTTTCCTACACCTTCTTAACTGCTCATGGTGAGCTTTTAAAACAGGATCGATTGGTCTTCTTTTTTCTTTATTGTAGACTCTTTGAGTTCTGCGTCTTTTATTAATTACATCATTATGATTTTTTAAAACACAAAGCAAGATAAAAAAAAATAAATCAAGGTATTGTTTTAAATAAAAAAAGTGCGTCAAGTTTTCGTTAATAATTCGTAAGTATTTTTTACGATATTGCTTTGATATGCTTTTAATTAATCGTTCTTCATTGTAGTTAGTTTCAGCCTTCCATTTTGCAGTCCTTTTGTTTCTACAAGGAATGCAATAAATATTTTTGCCATCTTTTTTAGAAGAATCTTTAGTGAATTGATCTAAGGATTTTAATTCTCCACAATCGAGACATTTTTTACAATCACAAGGCATGACAAGATTTTAGCTTAACCCCCCTGCCATTTGTTTTTGTAAGAGTTTAATAGCTTTATCCTTTGCCTTTGTTTCTACCTCGAAAATTGCAGGATATTGAGGGTCAATAGCAATATGTGGTGGAAAATTACCGAATGCGACATAGTCTGCATGAGAACGAGGCTTTTCGGGTTTACCCTCTGACCAATGAAAGACAGGAGAAATAAAATGATTGTCTCCTTCTCCATTATTAACCCATGTATATGCACAACGCTCGGCTTGCCATTTAATAGATGATTCCTCTGATGGATTGCAAGTATGATGTAAATTGTCAAAACAAACAGGAATATTTGCGTTGAATGTTTCAAATAAATACTCGCTAAATTTAATGCAGTTATCTACATTAAAGAAACCTTTGTCTTCGTTCTCAATAGTTATTCGATTGTAAACACCTCTATCGCACATAGAAAGATTGCGAAAGAATCTAGTAGCAACAACTTCTAGCGTCTCATCCGCTTTGGGCGAATAATTAATATGTATATTCATTGGAGCAGTATGGTCTTGAGGTAATCCGACCATATCGAGAACTCTTGCTTGAAAATTCAGTTCATTTATTGTGCGATTAACTTTATCCCTATCGGGAGACGCAAGAACATTAAACTGATCGGGATGCGATCCTATTGATATATTAAAGCGTTTGGCGATTAAACCTATAAACTCTAACCCTTTTTCGATTCTTGCTTTGTGAGGCAATTCTGCCATAGAAATTTCTAAAGTCTGATCGGTAAGGAGAGGGAAAAGAGCAGAGCTAAGACGATAATGCCTAATGTCCGAGGCATGGCAATGATTGACAATATATTGAGTAACAACAACATTGTGCAAAATTCTTTCAGATAATTGATTGATAGCTTCATCCCTGCCTTGAGAACTACACAAGTCATTAAATCTTTTGCGAGTCATAGTCCTAAAGGAATATTTAACTTTGTCTTTCTCTTTGAGTTGCTCGCTAATGCAAGTTAAGCCTAGTATTTGTTGTGACATATTATAACTATAAGGGACATGATCTAACCTGTCAAGTTTTTTGTGTATTCCTTAGTATGGAAATAAACGAAATATTGATGATCGCAATGGGAGTTATGGTATCTGTGATCGCTTTCTTTTTGAAAAGGGAAAGCATGAAATTAGAAAAAATGTCTAACAAATTAAGAGACATTGAGGTCGATTTAGCAAAGAATGGGGCGAGGGATGCTGAAAGATGGGTTCAAACTAGCAGACTTTTAGAAGATAGAAGACAAGATGTAGTTAAAATATTTGAGAAAATAAACCAATAGTGAGCAACGAGTTAGAGAAAAATTTGTATGTAATTATTGGACTAACTTTATTTTTCTTAGAAAGAGAAATTATAGTCGATGTAACATTTTTACTAATTAGCTTTTTAATCAACCTCTGATTTTGAGTTTAATTGCATTTACTATGGAATTAACTCCCGCTTCATTGCGAGTATGTAATTGCTCACCATTAACAAAAGTAATTTTCCACCACTTTTCCCCCTTAACAGGATCGATTCTTGCTTTAACATAAACCACATTATTTGGATTTATGTGGTAATTTTCATTATTTGAGTCCTCTATCTGAATCATTATTTTTATATTTATTTGGGTCTAAGCCCATAAGTTTAGTAAAATCTTCTATCTCGATAGCTTCCTCTTTTTCATTTTCATCTATTAAAGAGGCAAATTTTATTTTATCCATTTCTAATATATTGTAAGATGATTTTTGTGCATCGTCAAGCATTAATCTTAAAGTATCTAATAAGTCTTTAACGCTAGAACCTATCGCTTCTGGCTCTTCTGCGTGAGCAGATATTTCTCCATCATCGTTATATATAGTTTCATATAAACCATATAATTGATCGCTTGATTGTATTATTCTATAATTCCACATATTATTTAATTGCAAATGGAGTTTGCCAACCCATTCCCGAATGAATTTCCGCAGTATCTTGAGGTTTCGTAAGTGGTAAATTCAAGGATTCGGCAAGATTTTTAACTTCTTGCCTATTTAAATTCACTCTTTTACCATTAACCCAAACTACATATTCTCCCGAAATGCTAAAAGGGTGAGGGACAGGGTTGATTTGTATATGACCTTGATGCTCACTAAGATCAATTTCTTTATCAAAAAAGGGATCAACTTCTACCTGTTGAGGCTTGACATCGACTTTAGCAAGAAATTTATTCTTGGGGTTTATGGAAACGCTCGGACTATAAAATCCAAATGTCATTATTAATGATAATATTACGATTAGGTTTGAGTATTTCATTGTTTGTTTTCTTCTTTTAGTATTTCACTTTCGTCTATCCATTTTTCAGAATATTTACAAAATTTTTCTATTTTTAATATATCTATGTTCCAATTTTTATGCTCAATCATTTCCATTTGATAACCTAGTGCTTCGTTAGCGTCTGAAGCCATGTAGTAATGAGAATTTGATAGCATATCTCCTCTTCTTTTGTAAGTTATTTTATATTCGAACATTTTCTACTCCCATAAAATATATATTATAATCAAAAGAAGCAATAATGTCAAGCCCCAATTATGATTTTTCATCATACTAATCCTTCGTATAGATTTCTGATTGACTTTACTGCGGATTTTAATTCTAAAGTATAATCTATCAATTCTAATATCTGAGCATAAGTTTTTTTATCTTCGGAGCGATTTTTTGCGTTATACCATAAAGAATAAACTTCTTGCCTTAAATGTGAAAGTTCGTCTCTTGTCATACTAAATCCTCACAAAGTTTGATTCCATTTGAAGTGATTCTACGCTTACCATCAATTTCAATTAGATTTTTACCTAGCAAATAAAGTTCGTGATCTCTTTGCAGAGATGTTTTGCTCAGCCCTAACTTAGCAGAAAGACCTGTGAGGCTAATTGATCCGCACTCTTTTAATATTTGCAAAATTTGTTTCTCTGTCCGAGAAATACCTAGAGGTAAAATACCGATAGCGTCACGCAAGTCTTTAAAGTGATGAGACTCAAATCTTTCGATCTCTTTAGATTCGCAATATAACATGATTTCTCTTGAACGCATTACAGCACTCCTAGCATTACTTCTAATTGTCGAGGCTACTTCATTTATACATTCATCAGAGAAAGAAATATTACCGCAACAAATTTTAATAATTTCGCCAATCTCCTCTTGGGAGTACGGATCGAAATCTATTGTTGTTAATCTATCTTTAAGTGGCGGAAATATTTTGTCACTCTCTGTTGTTGCGAAAATAAAGGTTTGCTTTCTGAAGTCAAACTCAAATGTCATTTCATTCCACTCAAAACGCTTTCTTGTATTTGTTTCAGTATTGAAAATAGTTAAAAATGCCATTGTTAAATCTTTCGGCAAAGCATGGCATTCGTCAAAAAGAATTGTGATCTCATTATCCGCTACTAAAGGCAGAAAAATTTGCTCAAAAAATTGCTCATTGTTTTTAATTGTAGAGCAATTCAATTCTAAGAACGAACGCTTGCCTCCGTTTCTATTATACAGATTCTTGGCGAATGCTTTAGCAAATTCAGTCTTACCTAAACCTTTTGCACCAACTAGATTAAGAAATGGGCAAACGCTTGTTTTGTGAAACGCATCTAAATAAAAAGATAGTTTCTTCTTAACGCACTCTTGCCCGATCAAGCCATCGAAATAATTGTTGTCCATAATATAAATCTAAAGTTAAAATTAGTAATTGTCAAGATTAAAAATGAGTTATTTCATATTCGATCTTTGGAGTTTCTTCTTGATCTTCTTTTTCTGCGATAGACTCTTCTGCTGATCCAATATGAATTTCTTTGCCCATTAACGATTCTAGCCATTTTTTACAGACAACTACTTTAGCTTTCCTGCCAACCCAATCAGCTAATTCCTCATAGGAAATTTCCACATAAGGAGTATATCCTTTTGGTCTACCTCTCTTCATATTCTTTTATTAGTTTATTTAAATCTTGCCTATACTTATTTGTATCATCTCGGAGATCGTTTGTCCATTGAGTCAAAACATTTAAAGAATTAATTGTTCGATTTTTCAACTGCTCATCTTTTTCGTCAGATAAAGTTATTAGCATATCTTGAATAGATGATAGTTGTTTATTATATAATACTATTAATTGAGCAGTTACTTCAAGGGATTTATTAAATATTTCTAAGTGATCTTGCTTGTTGCAGTACGACCCGCCTTGCAAAACATTTGTTACTTTGTCCATATTTGATAAATGATCCTGTTCGAGATTAAATAATTGCTCGGTATAGAATTCATAGCTATCCCAAGCTATTTCATTACTTAAATCATCCATATTATAGAAACTTATATAAAAGATTTAATTGATTAACTCCAAGGTATTTATTAAAGTACGCACAAAATTCAGCAACCCTTGACGCACTCCAATTTTCTTCGTTAATGATATTTCCTACTTCAGCGTATTCGCCTTCGTTCCACAAGTCTGTTAGTTTGATATATTCTGTTTTCATCATGTAATAAGCATTGCACACAACGATCAGCTTGTCAAACAAAAATTAATCTAAGAATAGATTTTCGTGAGAAAAATAAACTCCTTTAGATAAAACTAGGTTTGAATTGGTTGGAGAATGGAATTCTACACCAACAGGCTCGCCTTCGGGTACGGGCATATTAGAGTCTTCATAGAAAAATTCTTCTACTTCAGACGCACAAACTATATCGAATGATTGATTATTCATATTATTTATTATTTATTTATTAATTAAAAAGCTCTAGTTGATTTGGATCATCTTCTTCCTCTTCAATAGAGCCTAAAAGTTCTTCAGTTTTATTAAAAGAATCTGCACTTTTTAGCCAATTTCTTTGAGCCATTCTAATCACAAAACGCATAAAAGAAAAAGCATAAATTTTATTTAATTCAATATAACCATTAAAGCCATCAGCTTCCATAATGGTGAATACTTTTTTCTCGTCATCATATATAAAAGTTGCGTTTTTTAATTCTTTTTTAATCTCCATACTTATATTCTGACAGATTTTTGCTTATTTGTCAACTTTTTATTTGCACTTTGTTCGATAATATATTTATTCCCCCTATTAACTAGTGTTGATTCATATCTACTACTGAATAGTTTGTCTTTTAAGTCTTCTAAAACAATTTTATTATTTAATTTATCGCAACAAGAAAATATATCAACTGCACAATAATTAAACTCATGCCATGTATGAATACTCATATGACTTTCTGCAATCACTAAGACTCCTGTGACCCCATAAGGACTGAAAGAATGAAATAGACTATTAACTATATTTGCGTTACCTAGTTTAGCAGATTCGATAAATATTTTTTTTATTAAATCAGAATCTTTTAAAATATCTTCATCGCAATTATAAAATTCAACTAATTCTTGACTACCTAAGTACATAGGTATAAATATATCATATTATTTGAGAAAAGTCAAGAAAAAATTACTTCATCCCACCTATTTTACTCATAATCGACTTTTTACTATTTTATTATAATATTCCTTATCCCAAAATTCATAATAATTTGTTTTATGTAATTTTTCAGAATATTTATTTAATTCAGATAATTTTTGTATTAACAGAATAGCATATTCTTTATTATTTGTCTCAATTCCATTTATTTTATTTATTTGATCAGGATGATCCCATATTAACCAAAGATCTTTACTGCGTGAATACTTTTTATTTATTTGACAAAATTTTTCAAGCCATTCTGTGCTATATTTATCCTTGTCTCCATATACAAGGTAAAGCATTGGATGCTCTTCATTTTCCATACATTCTGTAGCGTCAATCCAAAAGTTTGTAGACTCTATTATTTGCACTTTATCCAAAAAAGCTTTAGCAAAAGGGCATATCGCATGACCGCCAATCTTTTTTCTTTGCAGGGAAATATAATCAATATAATCTTTAATCATTTATAAAAAAATTTTTATCATCGTATCTTTTTATTTTATCTAAATCTTTTGTTTTTTCAATTTTAGAATCTCTCTCGCATAACCATTTATAATCTTCTGTGTTATTCGACCACGCTTCTCCGTTCCAAAATTGAAACCCTTGGTAGTCAGACTTATATATACAAGCTTTTTCATACCCTACTCCTGTATACATATAGTCTTTATTATTTGCAATACAATAGTCTATTTCTGCAAGGTTTGCATATTTGCCTAAATATAATTTTGGATTTTCATAATTCCACGCAAACTGCGTTGAGAAAACACTATTCTCTCCGACATCTCTCAAAAATGTAAAAGCAATAGGTTCGTCATTTAAATAATAAATTAAAAAATGTTTTCTCTCAATCTCTAAACTTAGTAGAGGCTCTAGCTTCCAAGGCTTAAAGTTTCTGTATTCAAAATATTTATTAAATATATCTTTTAAAATTTCTATATTTGCTTTATTCGCTTTCGTATATTTGACCACAATATCTTTGCATTTTTTTCTAGCCTTTCGACTACTGCGAGTATCAATAAATTTGCTTAAATCAATTCTTGTTTGTCGAGCTTGATACCAATGGGATTTTACTGCATTTTTAGGAGCAAAATAGTCATCAGGTAACCATCCTTCCTGCAAAGCTCGCTCTTCTTCGTCTAACGGAACTTCTGCCATGCAATCAAAAAATAAATAATCGTATTCAGTGATTGCTCCTGAGTAATGCCTAAAATATATTTTCATGCCTTGCTTTCATCAAACATTGACCATCCTTTAGTATTTCGTACTCTTCTATCTAGGAATTTTAACCCAAGAGATATTGGATGAAATTTTTTAATTTCATACTCAATTAAATGAGGGTCAAAATCTTTACAACTATAGACATCAAGTTGTAATAAATTCGGAGTTTTTTTCTCCCAAGAATGCAAAGATAAATGACTCGTTGTTATTAAACAGAACCCGCTAACGCCCTCGTTATTTTTTTCATCACATCTCACCGAGACAGGTTCATGCAAAACTTCCATGTCAATTAATTTAACAATTTTTAAAAGCCATTTATTTGTGAAATCTGTATTCGTAAATGGGGTCTGCTCGAAAGTAGCATTAACTAAAAGATGTTTATGTTCCACAAAATATATTACACTTACCAAAAGTTTAAAGTGATGTTTTCTCTGTTACATTTATGGTCTTTTATTTGCGTTAAAACAGTTCGTAGAATATTTATTTCATTCAAAGTTTTTTTAGATTTTCTAGCTTCATATTTCTTTTCAAGCTCTATAATTTTGTCTTGTATTATTTGCCTGTCAAACTTTCCTTTATATGACCAGCCTAAATCAAATCCTCTATGCAAACCTTTCTGATGAGCTTTTTCGAATTCATTATTTAAGCCGCTGTCATACATGATTCATTTTAAAACCCAAGTTTTTACATCCTTCACAAAATCTTCTGTTTTAATTATAGATATAATGTCTTTTCTATTTTTACGCTGATAAAGTCTATACAAAGCTTCTTTCGGGCTTGAAACAAAAGATCGATTTGTAATTTTAGATTTGCACCAATCTAGTAAATCTTGGCGACTTACTATCAAAAAATGTTTTGAATGCTCAAAAGCTATGTAATCAGCTTTTCCACGCAACCAACCTTTATTGCCTCGCACATTTTGCAACTCTATCCAAATTTCATCGTGATTAAAAAAGGCATCAGACCTAGAGGTTTTCTTGAATCCTTTTACATCAATTAAAGAATCTCTAACTTTAAAATCCCAATGTTCGTGCATGTCCTGATTTTTTGAGGCTTTTTCGACACTCCAATTTCTGGACACACACATGTCGTAGAACCTTTTTTCACTACTATTCATTTACCAATTTTTTATTATATTTGCGACTATAAAAAAACAAGTTATTAAATTAACTATTACAATTAAACTTCTTAATAAAAGACTTATTTGAGCGTCTCTTAATGATAATATAGGTATATCAGGTTCATCATTATCTGTTCTTCCCACTCTATGATCGAGAGTTCTAGCCCATATAAGCCAAAATTTTCTAAGCATGATCAAGTTCTTTATTTGGCTTAAAAGAGTTCATAGTCAAGAACCAAAAAATTGTAGCACAAACTTCTTCATCTGACAAACTTGACGAATTTACTATATTTGATCCCAAAACTTCTTGCCAAGGAGCTTCATTGAAATTATGAAAAAGCTTGCTTTTGGTATGACGAAGCTCTGCACAAGGAAAATCTTCGCTTTGGAAATCTTTACAGAATCCAACATGGATTTCGTGCTTTGATCTTTGGGGTTGAGCTTGTAATAAGAAATCCCATGCACTTCTAGCTTCTACATCGATTTCTCTAATACTTTTAGGTTCTTCGTATTTAAGTTGGCTGGAATATAGTTTATTAAATATCTTTTTGTAAGATTGCTTATTTATAAGTTGGCTGAAATTCATTTTGCGGATTATTTGGATACATGATTCTTTTTTGAAAATCAATTAAAACATTTTGTCTTTCTATCGCTTCATGCTGTATTTTAATGGTATCTTTTAAATATGTTATTTCGTGATTCTGTTTAAAAATATAAAAAACTACACAACACCCGATTATAGTCAATAGCAAATTTATTATTCTCTCTTGCACAAATAATATTACACTTTTATTTGTCCCATTTCTCAAGATCAACTCCCCTTTCTTCGCAAAGAGCTACGGCATAACCTACTCTAAAAGAATGTTTGTCTAAAAAACACAAAAGCCCCATAATTATATATGGCTGAACTTTATAAAATCCAAATTCAAAAAATACTAAAAAACTAATTAAAACATATGGCATAAACTTATTTAAAGAATATTCAAGAATAGATAGGAATTTATTGTTCATGTTATAAATTATAAGTGTTTATTTGCGAAATGTCAAGAAAAAATTAGTCAAAATATAAAGTAGTTTTATTATTGTATATACTATAAGTGTCTAACAAAAAATCTAAAGATTTCATTTTGTCACACAAATCATTAGCATAAGAATTATCAAAGACTTTAGAATTATTATTTAAGTTAATTTGATTAACATTTGCGTCATCTTTGTTCATGATTGTGTTGTCGATCCCTACGGAATATTCTTTAGATTTTACCATATAGTTGTTTTTGAAGTTCGCGCGATCTACCAAAAACTCTTCGCAGTAAATATTGCGATAATCTGAGCTTAATTGATAAAACTTTATTAAATGATTTAAATAATCCCAACCTACTCCATAATAAAAAAAATTAACTTTTGAATTATGAATATTGATATTTAAGAAGTTGAACAGCTGCTCGACTAAGTTGTAGAAGTATTTATTTTTAGTCTTTTTACCAAAAGCAAATCTTCCATAATTAATTAATCCTGAGTTATCAACTGATGGACAAAAGGTATACGCAGAGATATGCTCATTTATAAAAATATCTTTTTCATCTATATTTGAAATACATTTACTAATAAATAAATTTTCTTCAATAGATAGGTTTGAATTTAAATTAAAAAAATACTTGCTATATAGATCAAGTTTATATTTAATTTGATTCATTATGCTAAAACGCATTGAATATCAGACAAAAAAGAGCGAGCAAAACCTACGCACTCTGCCATGCTGTCATCGCCAAACGTAGGCCAAGAAACAACAAAATCTCTATAATTCATAAGCTTTAACGACTCTCTCTTTTCTTCTTCATTAGCAGGAGCAACAGACTGTCTAATAATCTCCACGATAACTCCATCATTTTCTTTAATCCATGCAGCCTCATTTTCATACCTAACATCTGTAATAACAGGTATTTCGCTGTTAGCAGAACAATATTCAACTGAATCTTTTATTTTATTGATCCAGCAATTTTGATCTAACTTTCTTCTTATATGAGTCCCATAAGTCACTAAAAAAGGGCGGATTAATTCTTTAGATTCATTTTCTTGAGTCCAAGCAGATATTCCTATGTTATCAAGCAAAAAAGGGTCGCATTCTTTTTTTAATTCATCAGCAAAAGCGAATCTTCGAAAATCTGGTAGACCCATCTCTCTTGAAAGCATGTTAATGGCGGTAAAAAAAGTATCTTTACCACTTCTAGCGAATCCTGTTAATCCAATAATTTTGGGTAATTTATTCATCTAATGATTATAGATGAATTTAAATTATTTGTCAAGATAAAATATCAAACAAAGGCTCGCCTTTATGGGCTATAGTAAAAGGTCTTCCTGACGGGGAATATTGATAATTATTTAAAGATAAACCAAGGGTATGAGCTATAGTAGCATTCAAATCTTCTGGCTTGATAGGTTTTCCTTCAACAGGAGATCTGCCTGTTTTGTCTGTCTCACCATAAGTAAATCCACCTTTCACTCCACCTCCTGCGAGAAAAGCTGTGAAGCAATAAGGCCAATGGTCTCTCCCGCCTCTTCCATTTATGTTTGGCGTTCTGCCAAATTCAGAGGTTAATACAACCAAAGTCTCTGATAAAAGCCCTCTTCTGTCTAAATCAATAAGAAGTCCGCTTAAAGCTTGATCGATATCAGCACAATTTGCAGCAACTCTTTCAAAGTTATTATCATGAGTATCCCAACCTCCTCGCGTAACTTCTACATACCTAACACCATGCTCAACTAGCCTTTTAGCTAACAAGCAACCTTTACCGAAGTTAGTGTTTCCATAAAGATCACTTGCAGATGCTGGCTCTTTAGTGATATCAAAAGCATTTAGATCATTACTATTCATTAATTTTATTGCGTCTTTATATAAGTCACTGTAAGCTCTTACTTGTTTTAATGGAAATTCTGTAGAAAAATTTTGATTCAATTGCTCGGCAATAGATATTCTGCTTTGAAAATGCTCATGATCTAAATACGAAGCCATTTTACTATTAGCTAGACCTGAGGAAGGGTTGTTAATGGGAAGAGCGCCGTATTTAGACTCTAGAAAGCCAGCTCCGCCTCCTCCACCTCCAATCTTAACATTGCTAGGTATTGTTTTATTCATTGAACCTGAAAGTTTTGACACCCAACTCCCGAATGTAGGATGCACAATTGTGCCCCTCTTAAGATAACTAGTGTGCATTAAATAACTTGCTTGCATGTGGGCTCCTTGACTAGTATTCATTGTTTTGATAATTGACCCAAGATGCATTAGTTCCGCTGTTTTTGGTAGATTTTCGGATAAAATAACTCCATCAGCGCTTGTTGCAATTGATTTGGTAGGCCCTTGAATATCAGGAGCGTCAGGCTTTGGGGCAAATGTGTCAAGATGCGACATCGCTCCTGACATATTTAAATAAATGACATGCCTAGCTGTCGGAACTCTAGTACTAGGCTCAAGAGCGCTCACTGTATTGTTAATATAAGCTCCTGCCATCGGCATAAGCCCTACTCCGAAGCATGCTTTTGCGGCATGCGCTATAAATTCTCTTCTCCCTAATTCATCAATTGTATTTAAGTTCATAATATTATTATTACACATTTTAAAGAAAAATCAACACAAGTGTAATATAATATATGAGGTTTTCGCTTCTTTTTATATTAATATATATTTGTCTAGAAGCAAGGGTGGAAAGAAAAGATTTTCTAGATAATTGCGATTGGTGCAAAAATCAAGCTAAATCTACTCAACCGTTAGATCTTGGCGAATGGATGGCAAGATGCGGTAAAAAACCGAAAGGCTTGTGGTTCACAATGAAAACTTTGGGGAGAGTTTATGGAACTTACAAAAAATCTATTTCTAGAAGTTGGTTGTATTCTGAAAAATTAGGATGGATATATAATGCTCCAAGCTATAAAGGGTATTTTTATACAGAGAAATGGGGTTGGATTTATATAAAAGATGATATGATTTATTTTTTTAAATATAATAGATGGGATTACCTAACAAACATAAATTCATGACTATTAATTAATACCCATATTATTTCTTTATATGCATCTTTCGTATTTTTTAAATTATCAGTAAATATCCTTAATTCTTTAGAAGTAGGCTCTCGGTTTAATATATATTTATAACCTACTGTTATTTTATCACTTAACGCCTTTTGGGATTCAATTGCTTTAATAACTTCAAAGTTTTTATTTTTCAATAGTCTTGTTTCAACGAAGCCGTTTAATAAATTTAATACCTGTGTCGCCGAGGCGCTGTTTTCTGCATTTTCGATCTGCTCTCTATCTGAGCCACCAAACTCTCTGATTAAATGACCAATCGGAGCAGGAGAAGATAGTTCGGAGGCTCTAACTGAATTTCTATCTTTCACAAAATTCTGCTTGTATTGTTGCTCTCTGACTTTCTTTTGAGATTTGTATTTATCTACGCAAGATTCACAACAAAATGCTAAAGTTTCTCCATTTTCGTTTAAAGCTAACAACGTTGGGTCGATTGCTCTACCAGGCTTAATAGGACAATCAGTATTTATAGGTTTACCAAATTTTGTTTTACTTGCCTCTTTAGGCCTTTCAGTTTTATTTATTTTAGCCATTATATCTTTAAATAATTCTTCTCCAGTCATAGACGAAAGAGTTTCGAATTGTTCATAGCCTTTTGTATTCTGCTCTAATTTTCTAGAATCTATATTATCAAATGTTAAATTTACTAAAGAATCCCAAATTTGCTCCCCACTCATTCTTTCTAATATCGGCCCTTGATAAAAATAAGGGACAGCTCCTTTAGACTGAGCTTTGGTATTTGGCCCTGCGATAATCCACTCAACTTCTACAGGCATAGATTGATCTTTATTATCCTTAGGTATTACATCTCTGGTTACAGACTCTTTTTGGAATGTTTTAGTGTTATACAATATTCTTAAAAACTCTCTTAAATCATAATTTAAGGCAACCATGACTTTTTCTAGATGTAATTGCAATTTTGGGTCGGTAGCAAGAGTGTCATCGAACATATTATCAATTGGCTCTATTAAAGCTAATCCAAAAACTTCCTTCCACAAGCGATTTACAATAACAGCTGTAAATCTTGGATTTGATTCAGACGCCAACCAATTAGCATAAATTTCCCTAGAACCTGCATTTGGAGCAACAGTTTTAATATCTACCTCTTTACCGAAAATCGTTTTCCCTAGTAAAGCTTCATTAGGTTTTGCATTATCATACTGATAATCTTTAGGCAAACTGATCTTTCCGTTACCTAAACTCGTTAATCCAGTTTGCAAAATATCTTGGATATCTCTTATGCTATTTTGTAGCTGTCTAGATTTTTGAGGTTGATCGGACTGCTCTAATTTTCTTCTTTCATCTCTCGCTAATCTATTTAAGACACTTAAATTTTCTGGACTTTTTGTTCTCAAATTAGTCGAACCACTTGTGAATGCAGCCATTTCGTAAAATTGTTTTTGAGTCCAACGATCAAAAGGATGGTCATGGCATTGGGCGCACTCGAGGCTTGTGCCTAAAAAAATACGTACTGTGTTAGCCATGCTATCAAGAGGCATATTGACATCACGAGCAAAATAACTTACTCCTTCGTTGCCTTTAACCCATAGAGAGCCTGATGAGGATAACATTTCTCTAACCCATTCATCGTATGGTCTGTTATTTGATATAAACTCTTTTACATAATTCTTATAAGGCACTCCAGATATTCTATTGGTTAACCTATCTTTAATTCTTAATATATCCGCCCAAAAATTAAACCAGTGACTTACATATCCTTCACTACCTAATAACTGATCAACTAATTTTGATCTTTTATTTTTATCTTTATCATCAAAAAAAGAGTTTACTTCTGCTAAAGAAGGGGTCCTCCCGATAATTTTAAGATATGCTCTACGTAAATATATAGCATCATCGACCTCCTTATTTGGCCTAAGATTATATCCTCTGAGTTTTGCTTCAATTAAGCTATCAATATAATAAGCATGAGTTTTTAAATCTCTATCAGATAATGGTCTTTTAAATTTAGGCAAGGCTTCATGACTGGGTGGAAAATTATTTTTAATATAAGCTTGGTTGTCTTTTGTTAAAGAATCAATTGAAATCCTGAATAATTGCAGATCACTTGATCTTTTAATTAACGCGTGTGTAGCATTCGCCTCTACAATATCGCCTTTCAGATTTTTTCCGTTATTAAAATATAGCGTATCCCCAAAACAGAAAATTGAAGATAAAAACAATAAGATTAAAATTTTCATAACAATCAATAGACAATTATGATTAAATTACACCGTTTTTATTTCCACTTGCAATAATTCGGGTCTTCTTCTCTTTTGCGACGCATGTAATCTCGCTTCTGTTGCCTACGTTTTTCCTTGTCTGCTTCATCATATTTTTTTCTAGCTCTAGATAATGATTCTTTCCCTTTATCTGTTTGTTGGTATTTTTTATTTCTATCCATCTAGATTAAAATCGTCAAGGTTTTCATCATCTTCTTCTTCATCTGGCTCATCTAAATTAAAAACTATATCGTCTCCAAGTAACTCTTTAATTTTTTCCATCAAAGCTCCAGCTATTGTAAAAACATTAATGTCAAACTCTTCTAAATATCTATCACACATATCATCAAGATCAAAACGAAATGCATCGGTTTGCTCATCAAAATCTCTTGGGCCAGTATATTTGTCAGACATTTTTAAGATACCAGTTGTATGTTTGGCGAATGCCTTCTGTTAAGGCTATTGATGGAGTAAAGCCAAATTTGAACATACGATTGCTGTTCATTAATTTTCTAAAAGTTCCATCTGGCTTCGTTTTGTCATATCTGATTTCCCCACGAAACCCTACTATAGATTTAATTATATTAGCTAATTCAAGTATAGAAAATTCTTGATAAGATCCACAATTTAAATGCGAAATATTATATTTATAAATATCTTCGGCGTTAATTTTCTGAAGGCATAACAAAATTGCGCTCGCTAAGTCTCTTACATGAAGAAACTCTCTTCTTGGTTTACCTGAGCCCCAAATCTTAACAAACCCCAATTCATCTTGCTTCGCTGTGTGAAACTTATTGATTAACGCGGGTAAGACATGAGAGCTGTATAGGTCGAAATTATCATTCTCGCCATAAAGGTTGCATGGCATTATGGAATAAAAATTGTCTCCATATTGGTGATAGTAGGCTTCGCACATTTTGAGAGCTGCAATTTTTGCAACGGCATAAGGCTCGTTCGTTTTCTCTAGAAGTCCAGTCAGTAACTGCTCTTCTGTTATAGGCAGTTTTGGGCTTTTAGGGTAAATGCAAGAAGATCCTAAATTAATTAATTTTTTAACTGAGGAATTGTGAGCTGATTTAATTATATTTGTGGCAATTTGTAAATTATCATATAGAAAATCCGCTCTATAAACATTATTAGATTCAATTCCTCCAACTTTTGCGGCGCATAAAATCACTGCGTCAATTGAATTATTTTTAAAAAAGGAGTGAACTTTACTTTGGTCTCTTAAATCCAGCTCGCTTCTGGATCGGGTAATGATATTTTCATAACCAGATTTTTTGAGCAAATTAAGGACTGCGGAACCTACCATGCCTTTATGCCCTGCAATAAAAATTTTAGATTTTTTATCCATTTAAAATTGCATAATCATTATTATACATTTTAAGCACTAAATGTTCAAATGAAGTCTTTCGCTTCCAGCCTAACTCAGATTCTGCTTTAGATGGATCTCCGCAAAGTTTGTGGACTTCTGCTGGTCGATAAAACTTCGGGTCAACTTCAAAAAATAACTGTCCAGATTCGGTATAATATTTTTCTGAGTCACTTTCTCCTTCAGGATAAAATTTAATATCAGCATGACTTAAGCATGTATTTAAGAAATGTCTCACCGTAAACATTTCCCCACTCCCTAAAACATAATTCTCTGGCTTATCTTGATTTAACATTAACCAAACTCCTTCCATAAAATCTTCTGCATCGCTCCAGTCCCTCTGAGCTTCTAAGTTGCCAAGTTTAAGAATCGGTAGAGGTTTATTATTTTCGAGGGCAATTTTTATCTTGGCAATTGTATGGGTGATTTTACGAGTAACAAAATCCAACCCTCTTCTCGAACCTTCATGGTTAAATAACCAGCCTTGCACTGCATATAGGCCATATGACTCTCTATAAACTCTAACGATATGCCTTGCGGCACACTTGGCTGCACCATATGGAGACTGAGGTAGTAGCGGATGATTTTCATCTTGTGGCGTATATACGACATCGCCAAACTCCTCAGAAGAACCTGCGTTATAAAATCGGCAATGAGGAGCAAATCTACGGATAGATTCAAGTATATGCAACACCGAGCTTGCGTCTGTATCCCATGTTTGAATAGGGTATTCCCAGCTACCTGCAACGAAAGATTGAGCTGCAAAGTTAATAAAATAATCTGGCTGAATGTCAATGACTACATCTCGAATACTATGGGCGTCGTTTAAATCCATATTAATTAGTTGAAATCTAGGCTCATCTTCTAAATGCAAAATATTTTCATGATTTTTAACGCTAAGCCTGCGCGCAGTGCCGTAAAGCATGAAATCAGTTTTACCAAATTCTTGTTTAAATAATTTCAAAAGATAGTCCACCATGTGGCTACCATCTTGACCCGTTACTCCTGTTATAATTATTTTTTTCATTCTATAAAATTATATTACATTATTAAGGTTTTTAAAGTGGTGTATCTTTATTTAAGTCTTTTATCATTTCATTTAAATTTATATACTCAGGATAATCTCCGCAGTATTGTTTAAGTCCCTTAGGTAATGATGGATGCATATTAGGATACCCAAAGATATCATCAGATTTTATTTTTGATTTAAAATCTTCAAACTTATTCCAAACATTTTTAGTCCATTTTTCATATAGTGGAATATTATTCGAGTTTCCTGTTGGTGGTTTTGTGTAATGATTAATTTTACTCTTTACCCTAGTCTCACCTACCCATGCAAAATGATAACATGATTCATCTTCTACTTTACAACTATTGCAATATTGTGAAGAAATGTTGCAGTGTCCGTAAATATTTCCTGGTTTATGTCTCGCAATTCTAGAGAAAAAGTTCCATCTATCTGATTGCTCATCAACAGTGATTGTTTTATGATCCTTTAAAAAAACATAATGATCTATTTCAATGGAGTTTACTTCTAGGTTTTTTTTAAAAATGTCATCAACTTTTTCAAGTAATGACTTGTTGAAAAATTCATCTAAATCAAAGCACCAAAAAGAATCAATATCATCCCGAACATAAGATGATCCAACTGCAAACATTTTTCTTTTCTGAAAAGAGCCGTCTCCTTTGAAATTTGTTACATCGGACAGATCAGTCTTTTCGATTAAAATAATTTTGCTATCTGGATCTGGATAATCTTTTATAAACTCATGAGATCCATCGGTAGAGAAATGGAAGTTTGGAGTTCCTACATTTAAATCATAAAAAATTAATTGATCAAAATTATCATACAGAAAATCCATTTTTTGTTTTAAAAATGGAAGTTCATTGTAAAGAATGCTAAAGTGACATTTTCTCATTTAGTAAAGCTATTGTTTAAAATAATCTTTAATATGTTTGCAAATGTATACAACCTCAGGCTTTGTCAATTCAGGGTAGCTGGGCAACATTAAAACGCTCTTCCATAGCTCATCTGCGACACAGTCATTAGGGTATTGACTTAAGTGTTTGTGCTGATTTATTGGTGGGAACATACTGCGTGAGTCAATCTTGTTTCTGTATAAATTTAATTGTAAATCTGCCGCTGATTTTAATTTGCATTTTATAGAAAACATCCAATTTGAATGTGATGTATCTACTTCGGCTTCCTGAAAATCTACTTCATCAACCATGCACAATTCTTGTTTATAAGTATTGAATATTGTCCGCTTTTTTTCCAATATTTCATCTAAGATTTCTAGTTGCCCTAGGAGTATGGCAGCTTGAACATTGGTCATGCGATAATTGTAACCTAATTTATTGAAAATATAATTACCAGAACAGTTTCCTTGATTTTTAACGGAGTTGAGGTGCTCAAATAATTCTTCGTCATTAGTGAAAACTGCTCCGCCCTCGCCACTTGTTATGGTTTTATTTCCAAAAAAAGAGACAGAAGAAAGTAATGAAGCGTTACCGCTTAAGGTGTTGTTGTACGAACCTAAAAAACCCTCGCAATTATCTTCAACAAAAATGGTACGATTACTCCAATCGCGAATGCTGTTTTGAATTTTAGGTACATTTACTATATTCCCAAGATTGTGAACGACGAGAACGCCGATCATTCTTGCGTGATCTAAATGAGGCATGATGTCTTTTAGGTTATGCTCTGCATGTATTGCGTCAATATAGTTTGAGTTCCAGGTGTCTGGATTCATTTCGGCAACTCTAAAAATATAATCTTCTGACATCATAAAGCTATTCCACGCGGCAACATATACGCCGTTTGGAACAATCAATGTATCTATGTCAGGGTATTTGTGCTTTAGACCTATAGAAAGTAAATGGGTCGCAGAAGTTCCGCTATTGGTTAAGAGGGCGAATTTAGATTGATTTTTTTCTTTAACCATATCTTCTGCCTGAGAGACGTATTTTCCTTGAGAAGATATCCAGCCAGAATCTATAGCTTCGTGCGCATATCGCAGACTATTGGGAGGTAAATAAGGCTTGTAAATTGGTATCATTGTCTGCCGCTAAATTCGACTGATATTTTTTTAATAAGTTTTGTGTTTTCGTTGAATAAACTTTCCGTCATCTAAATCTTTTCCAGATAAGCCAGATTTTATAATGTCTATGATTTTTTCATCTATCTCATCGATAATTGAATTTCTTTGGACATTAAGGTCTGCAACTTTTTTGAAACAATTAAAGATCGCTTCTTGATCTTTTTCGTTAGACAAGTATTCTTTTTTGAATTGATCGAAATCCATGTGTCTAATTGCGTAATAAATCTCTTGATTATTCCACATTTTAAGATCAGCTGTAATTAATTTATCTATTAAACTGCCTATTGTATCTGCCATAATATTATTATATAGTTAAATTTATTTATTTCCATAATTTTAAAATTTAAAGTTCATTTATCGACTTAATTTCTTTCCCTTTATATGTTGCACATTTTAAAGGAGGGTATATCATGGCTCTTATAAAACGCTCTTTTTTGTCAATGGCCCAGGATTCATCTATTTCTCCGCTATGAGGGCAGCCTCTTTTATTATATGTTATGGTTCCTTTTTGTTCTGAGCCTGCGTAACCATTTTCAATTAACGATAACACTTTATTGAAAAATTTTAAGGCTTCAAACATTGTTCTTTGATATAAGGTTTCTTGAGTATCGAATTCCTCTATTAATACTCTTTCTTGAAGAATTATTTTACCATCATCGATTTTTTCATTCATGAAGTGATATGTAAAGCCAGCTTCTTTATCTCCATTTATTAAGGCCCAAGTTAGACTACTACAACCTCTGTATTTTGGCAATAACGACGGATGGAGATTGAAGCTGTTTTTTGTCAATACCTCCGCTGGAATGATATAAGAGTAATATACTGAAATCACTATGTCTGGATTAAAAGGAAGGTTCTCTTTTTTAATTTTTTCTAAAGAATAATTTATTTTTAATTTTTTACAGTAGTTTTCCATATCATTAATATAATAAGGTCTTCGCTCTGTATAAACATATAGATTTACATCTTTTCTCGAATGCAGGATCTCTAAGGCTTTGCAGCCTGCCCAGTTTGTTCCGCATAATATAACGTTTTTTATTTTCATGTAGAAATTATTTTGTATTTTTCTTTATTTCTGAAATTTAAATTGTCCCTAATCGGGTAAAAAAATGCTTTTTGGTTTTCTTTTGGTATATCTAACATTTCAATTAAGCAGAGTAGGCCGCCATTCATTATATGAAGCTCTTTAGCTCTTTTTATTATAGGCTCCATTTCAAAAATATTCAAGTCTGGTATATTTTTTACTACTTGTAGGTTAGTTGAAGCTTGAAATGTAAAGCCTCTGCGCTCATCATCAAAAACGAAGGCGAAATCTTCTTTTGGGCAATATTTTTCAATTATATGCCGCTCATTAAGTTTAGGAGATGACCAGTGTGTATATTTTATATTGTAGTCTAAATTTAAGAGGTCATAAAAAGCTTTGTCCCAGTATATATCTGAAAGATGTCTGCCATGCGGTATTAAAGTTCTAATTACATTTAAATTTAAATCTTTTGATATTTGATTGGATTCTTGATCTTCATTTATTCCTGGTATCTCTACGACTTCAATGTCTTCGTAATCCTTGTATAAAAAAGATATATTTTGCACATTCCGAGTTTTAGTTAGTACATGTATTTTCTTTTGAAGTTCAATTCTAAGGTAGTGAACAATGCCACAGCAAGATATTTGATCTCCAAGCCCTAGGTGGGATCTGAATAAAATGTCTTTATTAAAAAACTTCATTGACTATAAGATATGAGCGGTACATTAAGGAAAATGCCCCTGTATCCATTGCGCACTAAGTCTTGGCAGAATTTACCATCTTCTCCCATTTCCTTTTTACCGAAAGAAATTTGCTGATACTTTAATGATTTAAATATTTCTGATTTTACTGTAAGGTGCCCGTGGCAAATTGCGAAATTATTATCTACAATTAAATTTGTATGAGTAGAATTTATACTGAAGTTATGATATGTGTCAATATTTAATGATTTAATATTTTCAAACTTTGAATTGTTGATTTGATAGTTGTGAAGCAAGAAATCGTAACCTTGTATGTGATGTTTACAAAATTCAATTTTTTGAGGATGCGGAATATCGTCAACATCAAAAAACATAATATAATCAGATTCGCTCATCGATGCTCCAGCGTTTCTCGCAACTGATTGAACACACCTTTGTTCTTGATTTGTGTTTTTTATTGGGACGTTTTTATTATTAATTTGTACGTTTTTATACTTTTTAAGTAAATGATTCTTTATGCCGCTAGAGGATATTATAATCTCGTCAGGAGTGTCAGTTTGGTTTTTGAATTGCTCCAGTAATCCGTCAAGCAAATAAAAATCTAAATCATAACATGTAATACATAAAGCAATACTCATTTTACCATCTTTCTATTGGGCCCACTTGATTGTCTGCAGTTATACGTTCTCCTATAAAAGAGCCATGTTTAAATGGTTGGTGATTTGGGAATTTTATGCCGTTATGTCTTTGCCTATCGTCGTGTTCCAAGAAATTTTTGTTATATTTTTCGTATAAAAAATGCAATGATCTTTGATCGTCATTATAATGGGTTCCAAAAGATGAATTAATCACTTGTTGGTATGCTTGAACTGTGTCGATAGGACCTTGCGTTTTTGCGCCCCATAATCCACCCATAACATAAAGATGGTGATGAAAGTGATCACGCATTGAATGAAACTGAAAATCACTATTCTCCCATTCTAAAACAGCTTGGTATTCTTTATCTGAAATTCTAGAATCACAATCCCTACTCACAAAGATTGAAATTTCGGAGTCTAACATTGGTTTGAATCTTTCAAAAAGCATTGAAAAATCTTTAGAGCTTTCTGATAAAATAATTTTGCCTCCGACTTCTTTGATTTTTTCTTGAATATCTTGGCTTACTGATGGGTGAGTATAAAACCAGCTTTCCCAACCTGAATAAAATTCACTACCAATACTTTTGGCGTTTTCGATTGCACCGACTGTATAATGCTCGCAGTCTCCCCAGAGTGAAAATGATACTACTTTTTTCATGTTTTATATTTTGATTGTATTTCTTTATCGTGCGATTCTGACTCTTTGATTTTAGCTTGAGAGGCTGAATCAGGCCTATATAAAAAGTCACCAATGATATCTTGAGTTCTTTTAAATCTCATGCCCATCGAAAACATTCGCAACCACATGTCATAATCCGCAGAAGAAAAATATTTTTCATCAAATTCACCAGCGTCCATCAGGGAGGCTTTTTTGACTAAAGGAAATGGCCCACAGGGATTAATTGTAAACATTAATTTTTTCTCTGATTCAGATAGTAGGGAGTCAGTTAAGTTTTTCCAATATTCACCTATAGGTAGGTTGTTTCCGCCAATTTCAGATACGAAATTGTGAACTCCGTAAAATAAATCTATCTCTGGAAACTCTTCGATATACCTATGATAGGTTGAAAGGGCGCAAAAATTAAGCCTATCGTCTGTGTTAAAATTCATAACATATGGAGTGCTAGCTTTAGCTACTGCCAAATTCCATGCTCCATAAATGGATAAAAATCCAGGTTCAAAAATAGACACATTAATATGTGAGTTGAATTTAAAATTTTTAATTTTCTCAAGAGAGCCATCTGTTGAGCCCGCGTCTATGAAAAATAATTCAAAGGCTGCGCAAATCTGAGAGTTGATATTATTTAAATAACCTTCAATCCATTTAATTGAATTATAAGTAGAGCAGTAAACCGTAATTTTACTTGTGGATAAAGTAGACATCTTCTCTTTCATTTTGGTATTGTTTAAATTCACTACAAACAGGTTCGCCCATAATAAACTTTTTATCTTTGAATTGTGATCTAAGTAAATACTGGCAAAGCCACATATCTGAATTGAATTCTGGAACACCCATAGATTCTCTAACCTCCACAAATTTAGAGTAAAAGTTAGACATATCTTCATAAGCTCCACCAACTACTCCCATATTAATTAAATCCCACAAATCAATGTTTAGCATAAACATCATTTTATCCTCGAAATTAAATTTGTCATGAACATTTAAATAATCCCCAAAATGCTTAAGTTTAATGCTGTCTTTGCATGCGAAGTAAGATATGTCGGGATGATCCTTGATTAAGTTCAATGGGCTCTTTACGACCTTTACATCTGAAGCATCAGCATGAAAAACGTAATCAAATTTATTCTTTTTTAAAAAATCATTGAAACAAAAAAACCGATAATCATTATTTGAGTATTCGAAGTCTCCTACTTTTATAAATTTTATATCTTCTGTTGTATATTCCTCAATAAAAGCGTCAGAAAGATTATCGTGAAATATAAAACCTTTTAATTTTAATTTATCAACTGATTCGTACCAAGGTTTAATGTATTCAATTTCATTGTTCTGCACTTTACCATCCGCAGCCCTTCCTACGACATAAGCATCAGTTGGGCTATTTGGGTGTTTCTTTTTAGAAAAATAAGAAGTTAGAATAGCTATTGAATCTGACATTATATTATTATATATTAACTTAGATAAAAATCCATAAAAAAGGGGCGCAAAGCGCCCCTAAATTAAACTCAATAAAGAGTTAGTTGTTACTTATCAGAACTTGTAGATTTCTGGAATAAGGCAACAATTAGCAAAAGCGTAATAACTCCTGCAAGACTTGCGCCTTGTCCTACAAATCCAGTAACTACTTCTTGGAGATTTCCAATTACATCAATTGGAGCTCCAGTACCGAATACAACTTGAGCGACAACAAGAAGCCCAATTAGCGTTAATAACAAGCTAGTGACTCCACCAGCATAAGTTTTGATTATTTCTAACGTATTTTTCATAATAATTAAAATTTAACAGTTAAAGCAGTTCCGAACACAAATTCGCGTTCATCCAAGTCATCTGCATCTACATAATCTACTCCGACAGAGAGTTCTGCATTTTCCGAAATACTTTTGGAGATGTCAGCTCCAGCGGCATAATATGTTCGATCTGTACTGTTTGTTAAATCTGTATTACCAACTGCGGCTGACAAGTCGAGAGAGGCAATCGACAGATCGAAAGAATGACCTACTCCTAGCTCTACAGTATACAAAGACTCATCAAAGTCTCTATAGACTGAAACAGATGGATTTAGCGCTACATTTGAAGAGACTCTAACCTGAAATTCAGAGAGAGCATCTCCAGGGCGATCTTCGAAATGATTTACTCCAGCATAAACAGATAGCAAGCCGTCCGAGAAAGATTTGCCTACTCCTGCTCCAAGATTATAACTATCTACTCCTGTATCAACAGATTGGTTCGTGCAAGCATGGGCGCTTAAATCCACACCTCCAAGCGCTGAACCAAGTTTTACGGAAGATTGAACTGATTGTTCTGCCTTTTGAACTCCTCTGTAAAAGAAGTCAGATGCGTAACCTACTTTCGCAGAGTTGCCAGAAAAGGCGGCGTTAGTTGTAAGCCCTAAGGCTAGTAATAATGATACGATTTTTGTTTTCATATATTTTTTATAATTAAATTTATTTTATTCTAATTTCTTTCCAGCCTACTTTTTTGTCTTTGATTAAATCCCTTACTCTTCTTTGATTATTGTTTAATTGACTGTTTCCGCTTTTTACTTCTATAAAGGTAATTTCTTCTTCGCCGAATGATATATAATCTATGGGTTTTCCTAAAAATGTACAAGCTTCTGGATCGAATTCAAATTGATCGAGGAAAGGAGCTAGAGTTTCTGCGATATGACCGAGCCTTACTTCGCTACTCTTTTTTTGTGATGTGACTTTCTTTTTTGCTTCTTTTTCTTTAGCTAATTGTATTTCTAAATCATTTAAAGTTAAAACTATACCTTTCTCTTTTTTATCTAATTCAATTTTTCGTTCTTGAATAATTTCTTGTTCACGTTTTAATGATGCGTTAAGTTCAGATATTGTTGTATTTAATTGATCCTCTCTAGTTTTTAATAATTTATTTTCAGATGATAATAAACTGACGTTGTTTTTATATTGAGATTGAAAGTATAAACTTGCTATTAGTATAATTATAGATATAAAAGCGATAATTTCCATATTTTTTTTAGTTTGATCTTAGAAAGAGAGTTAAATCTCTGTCTTTTCCTAGAATATTAACCTCATTTTTGAGCTCACACTCTACCTCTAAATAACCTTTTTTAACTAGAGTATGGCACATTCTTAATGATTGAACATTATCATTAACGACAAAAGCTCTTAATTTTTTGCATTGAAAAATTTCTCTGAATTTATCCACTAAATAAAAATATGTAGGCACAGCTCTAATAAATTCTATTCCGTTAATGCCTGAGTTTGGGGGATTAAATACATCTAATGTCCACGCATTGTTGAAGTCTTGAGGTTTATTGAATAACCAATACATTTTATTATTGTTTTTGCTGAAGCTGAAACCTTTTGTTGTGAAAGATTTTAATTTAAAAAATAATTCTCCATCAGTCTGATCCCAAAACATAAGCTTTCTGGATTCTTTGTCTAGGTCTCTTAAATCTTTTAAGAAATTATCTACCCACAATGTTGATGGGGAGATTTTAAATCCTTTATGCTGATATGTTTTTTGAGAATTTGACGGATCAAATTCGCCAATCACTTAATTAAATGAGGCTTTTCAGTTTCTACTACTTCTACTTTATTCTTATCTTTATCTTTCCATTTTTTTAAAGTAGTTATAAGAGAATCTGCTCTCTTAAGCGCTCTGTCTTTAGTCCAATAGTCTTTCTCTTCTACTCTGCGACCATTTCGTGTTACAACATAGAATTTATCTTGATTATTCATATAGTTTTGATTTGATTATTTTTAATAAGTTTGATGATTGTAGCTGTTTATTCCTAAAGTAAACACTCACTGGTAATGATATTGCTAATCCAATAGTAATAATTAATACAATAGTTCCAAAAAAATGCCACACATTAAAAAGCGCGACTTCTAATAAATTACTCATATTTTTTCCAAACTTGTACAGATTTTAATTTTAATAAATCATGCGTTTTGATTTGAGTCAAAGTTTCTTTTGTCTGAGGTCTTCTGAAGACTCTATATTTAGCCTTCCAAGGTTGATCTACGAAAGGGAGATCAAAGCGAGCTACATTTGTTCTCTGTAAAAATTCGGCAAGCTCAGATCTATTTACTAGAATAAAAGAGTCTGCTGTTTCGAAAGCGATAAATTTCGCCCTACCATAAACCCATCCTTTTCTGCCATGCTTGTCTGCAAATTCAATCCAAATCCATTTATCAAAAGATTTATTTTTAAAACGTTTTTTAGTTTTTAAATCTACCTCAATATCTTTATGGGTCGGCGTTTGAAATAGAAATTGCACATTTTCTTTTTTTAAAGAAGTGGTGGCTCTTTTAGGTCTATATCCTTTTTTTTCTGCTAAATCTTGAAACACGGAGAATGGGGTTGGGTTTTTATCCATATCAAAGGCCTAGTAAAAATCGTTTTTTATGATTTTGTTGAAAGCCTGAAGGATCTTTTATGTTTGAGTTAATATAATCAATTATATTCATTGATTGAGATTTTTCAATATTTTCGACATCGAAAGTTACATAATTTTCGACATACTGTTCTTCGGCATAATCATATTCATATATGTGTGGGGGCTGATCCCACTTGTTGATCATTTTAAGTCTGCTACCACTGACTAAAGGCATGTGATAAAGCTTTACTCGCGCAGGGACCGACTCTTTAAGAGCGTCTCCAGCTTCTCCAATTTCTCTGATGATCGGCGGGTCGAATTCTCTGACGAGTTCATTATTTTGCCCTTTATGGATTTTTGTGATTGAACTGGAGCAGCCAATTGAATAAAAAAAGATTGTTGCAAGTAAAATTTTAGACATTGTAAGTATTTGTTACACAATTATTAAAGCTTTTTTTGAGTGTACTTTTCGATTTGTTCTTTAGTATAGATATCAAAACCTAATTGTTCTAGCCACGACTTATGAACAGGAACCAAAGTTTCGGCGCCAACAAATTTACCTAAGTCTTTATAAGTTAAATGAGTGAAAGATGTAGAGCCTTTTTTTCTTCCTCTTTTAGTAGAGTTTGAGTTGTTTTCAATTTTCATATATATAGATTATATTTTAAAAGTATTAAAATGTCAATAAAAAAATAATTTTATATCATTGATATGGAAATCATATTAGCAAAATTAACACCATTTTTGTTTACTAAATCAAGGTCGGGATGCATTACACTTAGAAAGAAATTGTGAGGAAAGTGTTCTGCGAGTTCATATTTGTTTTCGTCTGAAATTTCATCGTGCAAGGGAAATAGGAAACTTCCATCGAGCATAGAAAAGTCTAAATAATTAATTAATTTATTATTTGGAGGGTTTTTAAACTTTATTGTAGTTGTATTATCTATTTTATTGACTTCATCAATAACTAATTTAATTTTAGAATCTGTGTCTTGTATTCCTGTTTCGGCATAAATTAATCTGCTATTATTCGTTACAGTAAAATATTCTGAAATATTAAGAGATGGCGCGGAATCAATTGACCTAAAATACTTTGTAATATCTGTTGAATTATCGGGAGATCGAAAAGTTATGATTTTTAATCTTAAAAAATCTGATAATTCTTTTTTTATGTTTTTATATTGCTTCTCAAGCGCCGTAGATATGATCGCATAATGCTTTGTTATGCAAATTTCATTCAAAGAAATTTTTTGAGGTAAATAACAAAAGTTTGTAATTTCGTCGGGCTGATTAAATAATTGTCGGAAGTCTGTTAGATACTCTTCATGCATGAAACTATCTGAGCGAGAGCAACTGATTAGTTCTTGTTTGTTTCCAATTTTGTAAAATAAATAATTTCTTGGATTTAGATTTAGATGTCTAATTTCATAATGATCAGGAGTATTTATAATAAGTTTATGATCTTCAACTATATATTTTTCAGTTATTTTTAAAAACTTGTGGGGCGTGATAACTTTAACTTTAAATAAATACTGCAAAGTACCACAAATATGATTAAATAATTCTACATATCTTCTTTTAATGTCATCATTTTTGAATTCAATACAATAAGGCGTAATAAGTGAAGATAATTTTGTATGCTCCAATTTTTCATAATCATGAGACAAATTTTCATCCCTGAGGGAAATTTTTAATCTGATTAAATCAAAATCTATTAAGGTTTCTGCCATATTTGAAAACTTATCTAGAACCCGTATATCGAGTTGAAGCCGCTACCGCCTTTAGTTTCGAGAGCTTCTTTAATCTTTTTATGAGCAATATCAATTTCTGTTTCGTTAATCTCGCTATCGTCAATCTCAACTTTAACTGAGAGCAAGTCATCAAAACTGCTAAGATTAAGGTTTTCATCTTTTATGACGATGCCTTTCATTTGAAAAATATTCTGATCGCTATTAATCCCGCAACATATCCACCCTATATCCTTTCCAAAAGACGGTATTTCTTTTGAAAAAGCATCATCTAAAGGTTCTTCATCCCAAAAGAAGCAAGGTACATTATTTTCTGGCCAAGTGTGTTTAAAAGCTTCGACATTCTGCTTATCAGAAACTTCTTTCCCCCCAATAATAGAAGGGTTTAATTTATGATTTAAGTTGTTATAAACTAAAGGAAAAAACTTACCATATTCTCCACCACAATAAAGATGAAGCCATTTAAATAAATTTTGACAATTCCAGCAACCTTCTTTTTCGTTTGTAACTGAAACTCTTGATTGAGAAGATTCTGGTAGGTTTTCAAAAGAATTATAAAATTTATCAATTACGTTTTTTAATTTTAGCTCTTCCGACTCATTAACAGAATTATTCACCTGTATAATAATCGGTGATTCCAATCCTTGATCTAGCTCAAATAAGTCAAAAATTGTAGACCATAAATTAATTAAATTTAAAGATTTTTTAATAGTTGTTTCTGTGCCTGATAATAAAACTTGCTTTCTTAACTCGACACAAATTTTAACATTAAATTTTCTAGCTATAATTCCTATTTTTTTAAGCTCTTTTATTATTGATTCATAATCCGCGAGATCCTTGATGGAGCAAGGAATCGAATCATCATGCAATAAAGGAATTAAGTCGTTGAAGATAGAATATAGTTTAATGTTATTTTGCGCACAAAATTTAATATGGTTTTGAGCACATATTGCATTATGCATTATGATTTGGCTAAGCTCCGAGATAGCTTCATTCAAAGGTTTTGCATTAAAAGCTTTCTTAGATAAACTTCTAAAAGAGTTTTCGCTAGACGATTGAGATAAAGTAGAGCTCGAGCTTAGTAAACCATAAGTATTCATAATAAAAGTATTTACACTTTAAAACAAGTTATCAGGGACTTCATCTTCAGAGCCTACAGAAGCTGCTACTGCTTGAGGTTCAACTTGTTGACTTTCTGTAACATTGTTAGGTTTAGACTTATAGATGATTAAGTCTGGAGCCCTTTCATTATCTTTTTTATTTTTGTTAGCAAAAATAACAACTTTATGGACGACTTCTTGGCCAAGCTCTGTAGTCTTGAAGTGCCCTGTTAAATAGTCGGTATTACCGCTTTTGCGCCAAAGTGCCCCCATTTCTCTGGAAGACCACTCAGTAGAAGTTTTTGATTTATTTTCAGTATTCATGTTTATAATCATAATGCATATTAAGTAATTTGTCAAGTATTATTTTTGTATATCGTCCACTATGATTTTAAATTTGTTCGAAAAAATTTTTAAGTTGTTTAAGTGTAAAAAAAAATATGGATTTAATTGTAGATGGTAGTTTGACGGCTCCGCCTAGTCAAGTATACTGTTTTAGAGACCTAAGTTTATATGTAAAATGTTTTTTAAATAAAAATTTATTAATAGAATGCCAAGAAGAAGAGATTGATTTGTATTGGTCTTGGCTGAAGCAAAATAATTCATATGATTTTGTTGACGCTATAGTAAGCAGAGACGAAGTTCAAGGTTTTTATATAGGCCCGCGCCGAAAAAGTAATTTGAAGATAGAATTAATTAATTACAATAACCAATCTTTTGTATTGAAGAAAATATTAAATAGATTAACATAAAGTATGTTAAATGTTAAAAATACTGATAATATAACACATTTGTTTAAAAAAAATCAACCATTTGTTTTAAGTCATGATTTTGGATTGAGTGAAATTATCAACGTTGATAAAATATTAAAAGATTATGGAGGCCTTAAAGTTATTGTACCAGAGATAGTAGAGGGAGGTCAGTTGTCAAATTTGCAAGAAATAAATCGTATAGAGATAACTATAGAACAATATGTTAAAGAATATATAAACAAAAAAAATAACAAATATTACCTGCGCTCAGAAAATCCTTTTGGATTTGTACAACCTGAGAAAATTTTAAAATTAGAAAAAGAAATTATTAATAAGTATAATTTTGGTAAAGCAGGAGATATATCATTATGGTGGGGAGGGAAAGGTACTACCACTCCTTTGCATTACGATTCCTATAGCTATAAAATCGACAAAACCCTTAAGCAGATTCATAAAGAAAACTTCTATAAAAAACCAATAGCTCATTCTTTGTTAAGTGTTGTGAGTGGCATTAAAGAAGTATTGTTAATTAGCCCTCAATATAATGAATTAATAGAAAATTTAGATTTAGATCATTCTGGAGCCATGTATTCTAAGACAGAAATTTCAAAAATTTTAATTAAAAATAATATAAAACAAAATATAATAATATTAAATGAAAACCAAAGTTTAAATATACCTAGGTTTTGGTGGCATAGAATAAATAATATAAAACAAGGAATTTCAATAACTTATAATTTTAAACTATAGTGTAAATAATTATATGGAAGATTATCAAAAACAAGGATTAAACATGGAGCAAGCTTTTGGACTAGCTCCCACAGCTTTAATTTCTTTGTACGAGATATATTATTTAGAAGGATATCAAGACGTAGATGTTTATGATAATAGAAATTATGCGCTGCGCATGTGTTCTGCTGATAACTTGTCTGATATAGACGCTCAATCAGCTCAATACATACAAGAAAATGGATTAAAATGGGCTGGGTTTTCTTATTTTCCAATAGGTATTCAAGCTTCAAATTTCGCATCATCTTCTCAGGGCTTGCCTAGACCTTTGCTTTCAATATCAAATAAAAAAATATATGAACTAATCGCAGGAGTCGGTCATAAAGGGACGGTATTAGAGACTCTCTCCACTTACAATAAATATTTTAATGACATGACTAATGCAAGAGTCATGAGGAGGCAAGTGTTTGCTAAATTTTTGGATGGAGATAATTTTCCTCAAAATAATAACACAAATCCTTGGGGCGTAAGATCAGCGGGATCTGGAGGTTCAGCAGACTCAGCTTATGAATTTTCTTCAAGCTTGTTTTTTATATCAAAAAAAGCCAATGAAACAAAAGAGTCGGTTGAGTACGAGCTAACATCATCATTAGACGTTGAAAATGTAACCATACCAAATAGAAGTATTTTAGGGGGATATTGCTCCTGGTGTTACAGGGGCGAGGGTTGTTATTTTACTGGACCAGCCGTATCTACAGAATTAGACGAAACTAACTTTATGCTAGGACCTCAAGACTCTTATGAGAACTCTGCAGCTTTAGCTCGATTAAATTCTACAAGACCAAAAAAAAGAGGGGGATCTTCTATAATTGGAGAGTTCGACTACGTGAACAGTATAGGAGATTGGAGTTTAGATATTAATTACCAAGCAGGGGACGTGGTTAAAACTCCTCCTGCTTCTGCTGGAGAAGGTTTCGTAGCAGGAACTAAACAAGTTCAGTTAACTGCTGGAGGCCAAATAACTCAAAAAAACGATAAAACTGTATGGGTATGCGTCGTAGATCATATGTCTACTTTAAATAATGCTCCCGAAAAGAAGAACGGACAGTGGGTTGCTGACCAATGTTCGAAAAGTATAGATGCCTGTAGATTAAGATTTAGGTCTGGCTATACAAAAAACAACACATTAAGATTTGGAGGCTTCCCCGCCACAGAAGGTTATGACACAGATTCTTAATAAAATTAAAATACATGCCTTAAGTAAACTAAAAGAAGAAGTTTGCGGCTTTGTTGTCCAACTCAATGAAGAAGTTTTTATTAAAGAATGCAAAAACATTTCCACAACTCCTCATAAGAAATTTGAAATTCATCCCGAAGCATATCTTCAGACAAAACTAGAGTACGATATACTGGCTATATATCACAGTCATCCAAATTCAGAATCTTTTTCAGAAACAGATAAAATAATGTCTAGAATTAATTGCTTGCCAAATATTTTATATATAAACGAAAAAGATAAATTTGAAGCTTTTTATCCAGATCTTTGCAAAGAATATAAAATAAAAAAAATAAAGGAGATTATTGATGGTTGAGGTATATTTACATGGCATTTTTGAGGAAAAGTTCCGTTCAAAATATAATTTTGAGTTAGACTCTATAGCTGACGTATTAAAAGCGATTGACGCTGTAGAGAGTAATTTTATGACTTTTTTAGCGCGAAACCATGATCAAATGGAATTCTCTATACTGGTTGACGGGAAAGTTTTATCTCTAGAAGACGCTAATAAAAAAGATATGAAAAGGATAGATATTTTACCCGCAGTAAAAGGAGGTTTATTTTGGTTTATTGTCGGCTTAATTGTGTCTATCGGGATTAGCGTCATCATGGCAGCTAATTCTGTCCAAGCCCCAACTATGGATAACGCGTCAACTCAATCAGCAAAGACATCCTCCTACTCTTTTAGGGGAGAAACTAATGTAGAAAGCCAAGGAAAGCCTGTGCCGTTAGGTTACGGTAGATTGAGGGTAGGTAGTAATGTTATAGGCAATCAGACATGGAATAGGAATTTGTTTAGATGATAAATGTAAAATTTTATGGCATTCTCAGTAAAACGCTTGGGAAGAGGAAGTATAAAAATTTAGATGAATTAAAATTTTTTGTAAAGTATAATATATATCCTTGTAAAATTATTGAGCAAAAAAAAAGCTACGCAGTCCTGCCATTAGTTTCTGGAGAAGGGGGAGGAAAAGGAAAAGGATCGCCTCCCACTCCTTTGTTGAAGCCTCCTGCTCCAGACGAAAATTCTTTACAAAGCTTTTCTCAATCTGAAACACTTGACTTAATATGCGAAGGCCCAATTGAAGGCTTTTGCGACTCTAATGGTAATTTAATTACAAACAATAGTAATATAGCTAAAGGAGTGTACTTTAATGGAACTGTAGTTCAAAATGCCAACGATACTTATAATTACAGAAGGTTAGCTTTGAACTATGTAAAGGGAGACCATAAAGGTATAAACCCGTATTCCCAAACTCACAATTGGTCTCGAAGTAAAATTTATAATACCCAATCAATTAAACAAAAACTTGTTGGACCAAATATGGCTTCTACAGAAGATGGAGCTCCTCGACTTTATGGTGGAGGGACGCCAAATTTTGCAGGCATGGTTTCTTTAATGCAGCAAAGTGGAGAGTCAAAAGTAAAGTCAGATTTTAATACATCTCATTGGTATCAAAAAAATGGAGCCCATATAGGATATTTTTTAGGGGGAACAGGCGGTTTAGACAACGCAATAAAATACGGATATGCCGCGAGCCAAGTAGAGCACGGATCAGATATTAGGACTCATACATCAACACGAGACTTTACTGCGTGGAGCGCTGGCCACTCAGAATTTACAGAAGGAGGATTTCCTGTTTCGCATACAATTAAAAATAACGAAGTTGACTTTGCGTATATTACTATATCTATAGATGATTTAAAAGACACTGTAGATCATGGAGCAGGCGCTGGCAAAGTTGGGATTATGACAACAAGCCGAGAGCATAAAGTTGGCTTTCAGGTAGAGATTGGAGTAAATGGCCTGACCGATGAAGAAGCTCAGTCACCTGAATTTAAGGAATGGCTAAGCCATCACGGATTTAATCAAAGCTCATCAAATCCTAGAAGATCAATCTCAAGAAATTATTTTGTACAAGGTCTGGTCGCTGGAAGTAGTTATTTAGTTGATGTAGGTAGGGCTAGCTTTGGCGCTGATGGAGAAGTGATATTCGGGGAAGATAATGATTTTGATGAAGGCATGAATTCTATTGATGAGGGAACTAATCCTGCAGCAGTTTTTGACGCATCTGATATGGAAGCACTTAAGCCAGATCAATCTCTGCCCCATAATTTTGCACCATCCCAAGGCGAAGCCGCTTTAGGCTTGAATAGATTTCAACAGTTTGGAGAAAACACGACTTTAAGGGATTATTATGAAAGAGGTATGAAAACTTTTTTTATGCCAATGACCGATGCGAATAACGCTTTTAATTGTTTTAGATTACCTCCCTCTACCGTAACAGTTAATGAAGATAAAATTTCTAAAACAAGATACATTAAAGTAACGAGAACAGGAAGAGAGTTGATATCTCCAATTATGAGCGCAAAAATCAGCTTAGATAGCGTTACGGAGATTATAGACGAAAAAATAGCTTACCCTTATAGCGCAATTATACAACAATCTTTTAATTCTAGATATTTTTCAGAAAAACCAGAGAGAACCTATCATTTAAGACTTAAGAAAATTTTGATACCATCTAATTATAATCCAGATAATAGATCAACAGTTGGAGCTAATGTATACAATGGAGCTTGGGATGGAACTTTTAAATATGCTTGGTCTGATAATCCAGCATGGGTTTTATATGATTTAATGACTAATAATAGGTATGGTATAGGCGCCTATTTAGATATTAATAAAATTGATAAATGGACTCTATATAGAATAGGTAGGTATTGTGATGCTGTGGATGATGATGGAAACTTTGTAGGGGTTGATGATACATACAATGGTAAAGAGCCTAGATACTCAATGAACGTACTAATTTCAGAAGAAGAAGAAGCTTATGAACTTTTAAAAACTATAGCAGAAACATTTCACGGAATAGCTTATTGGGATGGCAGAGGAGTTTCTATATCTATGGACGGAGGAGGCAATACTATAACTTACGATGATTTTTCGAATTCTGCAAATTACGTTATAGGAACAAAAGTAGAGTTTCCTCGCTCAACTTTTAATATATACGAAAAAATTGCAAACGGAGGTAGAGGCATTAGGCCTGGAGTAGATCAGGATTGGAAAAAATATTGGAATAAAATACCTGGAATCGAAATTGACGAACCCGCCATTAACTTTAGCAACACCAATGTTGAAGGAGGCACTTTTTCATATTTTACTAGTTCAAAAGCCTCAAGATATACAGTTGCTAGAGTTGGTTACATGGATAAAACTGATAGTTATAGAAAAAAATATGAGTATGTAGAGGACAAGCAAGGCGTAAAAGAATTAGGGGTCATACGAAAAAATATTGAACCATTAGGATGCACGTCAAGAGGGCAAGCGCGTAGAATGGGGCGGTGGTTTTTCCTCACTTCTTCTGTAAACACAGAAACAATTACTTTTTCTACAGATTATAGAGCTTTGTTTTTAAAACCAGGAAATATTATAGGAGTAACTGATACTCTCAAAAACACAAATCAATCCATAGGGAAAATAGTAGATGTAGAGGGGACTGAGACTTTAGTGTTGACACATCCTATTTCTGTGCAGACCCGCAATCAAACTACCAGGCAAAATAAATATTATGACATAATACTAGGGAATATTGACCCAAGTTATAATATGGATTTTTTAGATAATAAAGGATCTGTTACTGGGGACGATATCGCTAATTTAAATAAAGCTCAAAGATTGCAAGGGTCAATTTTTCCAGCAGACGGATCAAGTACAACTACAAATAAAATTAAAGTCAAGGATCTTCAGGGTAATTTTTTAAAATTTACTAATTCTTTATTAGATAGTTATGACAATGGATATAATGTAGTATCCAAAGGTACGGATTGGGCTTTAGTTAATCCAACTGATGGAGGTGAATACAGTAATGATTGGCAAGAAAGAAAATATAGGATTCAAGCAATAGAGGAAGAGGGTGAAGGTAAGTATAAAGTCATCGCTGTATTGTTTGACGAAGAGAAGCTATCATCTATGGATCAAACTTTCCCAGTAATATCTTCAAATTATGAAATAACATTAGGTGATTCAGCCGAAATTGCAAACGCAACCCCTCCAGTCGTTGAGAAGTTTAAAGAAACCAGCTCGTCAACCCTCACTTTTAAAGTTAAATTTTCCACCACTATAGATGAATCCAAGTTTAATAGCATAACTAATAATATTATCTTGTCAAGCCCAAATGGCACACAGACTACTCACAATAATTCAAGCAGAAACGGTGGCGGAACAAAAGAATTTACAATAAATACTGGTATTGCAAAAACATCTAGCGCAGCCTCTGGAGTATGGAGCGTGTACGTTACGACAACTGGCATTCAGTCTTCTACATCCCAATCAAAAACTTCTGCCGCAGGCATATTATCAAGAGTTATAGCTGATGCGAGTTATAGTAATAGTCCCCCTGGCGTTTTGAATGTTGGTGTATTATCTGACGATGGGCAAACTAAAAGTAATTATAATACTATTACCGCTCCTGGATTAAGTTTTGATATAAGTTGGGAGTATCAAGATATTGACGGAGGAAGGACGCAATATGATAGTATCTCAACGCTACTTGGTAGTAGTCCATTTTTCGAAGGGTTTAGGGTAGGACTATGCCCAGTAGATAGAAGCGGTTTGACAAGCGCAAGAAGCGCGGGAACCCCCCAAACAACTAATGTGAGATGGATTTATGGTGATGATAATCTACTCAATAGGCTAAGCTTTAGCTTTAATTATGAAAGAAGATTTGATAAGCAAGCCGACGATGATGGTGTAGAAAGCTTTATATACAGTAATCTACAGGATGAGAGAGGTATAGCTGTAGTAGTTCAAGCTGTAGCAAGAGCAGGTAATAGTAGGAGATATAGCAGCAGAGAAACTTTTATTATGTATGACCCACCAGTTATATATACTCCTGTTATTACTTCAATCGTTCCAAGATTTATACCAAACAGCGATGTATTTTATGATTTAAATAAAGATAAAACAATATCAATCATTGTAACAGATGATGACGGAAATGAGTCTCAATCAGAAACCAGTCCACACGGAAAAATACCTGATGGCGCAGTATTTGATTTTGAAACTGAGGCCTCTAAGAACTCAAACGTTCCCTCAAGGATATATTCTGTAGACGAAGCTTTGGCATTGTGGACTGAAATAAAAAATAATACTATTAATTCTAATGTTGTCAACCAAAAGAGTAGAAAAATAAGCAGATGGTTTGGAGGAAATGCTCAAACAATATATATAGATATATCTTATGATAATATTAAGCTCGCTGCTGAAGCGTGGGAGGAATATCAGTATATAGACCCAAAATATGGAGACCAAGTCGATACTCACTGGGAGAATTTCACTATTGTAAATTACGCTCACCAAGAAGAAATCTCTGATACAGAAATGGTGTCTGAATTAGGAGATTGGACTACTGAAGATATAGTCTTTAATGATGCAAATAAACAAATTTTGAGAAAAAATCTTCCAGAGGGTGCTGGGGCAAATACACTATCAGCATTTGAGTCTATGTCTTTATTTGCTTCAGGTAGTTTTCATAAGCCTAGCTTAATGAATCCAAATAGGTATTTAGAAAGCTCGGCAATAGGATATATGCAAGTATTTATAGGCAAAGATAATCCAGATTATGAACCTGCAGAAGATAATTTATTTACCGCTTTAGCTGGAGTAAACAAAACAATCATTCCTTATGATGATGAATTAGAAGATGGGATTAACTACGACAATGATTTTTTTGTGAAACTTAAAATTTGGGACTATTTTGATTGGAACAATTCCTCGTTAGATCATTTAACTAAATTAACAGAGATCGCTCCGCAAGAAATTGATTTTGGCGTTACTGGTTTCATGGTTATACCTGAGGAAGATTTAGCTGATTTAGCATCAGAAGATGAAGAAGACGCAACTGTAGAGGAATTAGGTCATGCTTTTATTAATACTTTTGGTGACGAAAGGTTGATGGGAATGAAACAATTTAGAGAAGGTTTAATCATAGGAGGAACAGAAACTTGGTCGTCTGCAGACGGCGCACAAAATAATCCAGACTCTTTCGTAAAGTATCCATTAGGGAATCATGTAAATTCATATCAAGGCACTCCTGTCGGCATAGGTCAATATAATTTAGAAAATGTAACAAGCAAAACTTATCAAGACTTATTAGGCGAAGGAGACAGTAGTAATCAATTTGCCCTAACAAAAGGTGAATTAAATAATGATATGCTTGATTTTCATGTCAACATTAAAGGGATGAATATTAGGTGTGTGCCTGGCGACAACGGAAACTACGATGGCGTTGGAGGAGTAATTTCTGGACAAACTATAAAAACTAACGGTTTCGAAGCTGGAGAGATTGTGGCTTTTTCTCAAGAGCCTACAATTAACGGTTCGCCAATGTCAACTTACTTCTCTGAAGGAGAAGGAATATCTGGAAAAATAGATGAAGCTTTAAATAACACAAATATTTTTGACGATAAAATACAAGATACAAACTTTACTGAAAATTTAGTTATATCTGGAGACTCAAGATTAAAAGTTGAAGATGGTAATCTTCATATAGAAGTTAATGGTATATGGTATAGGATTGAGCCCGATGGCACATCTTAATCTTTGAATGTAGATTCTATATCTTGCAATAATTTAATCTTTTCTGATTTAGGTAAACTATTATATTTTTTCTTTAACTTTTTAAACACTCTTTTGTGTTCAGCTGATGAACCATCATAGGAAATTAATTTTTTAATTAATAACGCTTTTTGTTTATTCACTTTTTTCTTCTTCTTTAGGAATTAAATTATTCAATGTAGATATAAGAGAATCGTAGCTATCAATTTCTTGGATAATTTTTTTAATCGTACCACTTAAATCTCCGTGCTCACCTACACCTACAGGAGAGTTAAGCATAACATTTAGATCTGCAATTTTCTGGTCTCTTAACCCAATGTATTCAGAATAAATTCCTCTAAGATAAACTTCTTTCATTAAAGCTTTCCTCCTTCTGAATATTTAATACATAAGCAAATGCAATAAATTGCTGCTCCCGCTAAAATAAAATAACCTTGTAATTCTGAATTGTCCATATATATAATTATATTAAAAAAGTTTTAAAAAGTCAAGAAATATTTTCATTTATCTATATTCATGCCTTAATAATCTCCAACGATCAGAATCAATTGGCTTTGATCCGTCATTGATTGCAAATAGCATATCCACAATTTCTTCTACCGAATCATAAATGTACTTGTGAGGTAACATACCAAGCATCCAAAGTGGAGTTTTTGACTTGCCCCCTTCCATGCTTATAAAGATTGGCTTCTTCATCCTAACAGCAGTTACAATTTCTTCAGCGCTACCCCAAGAAGCTACAGAGGGGACAAGATGAGCAATAATAAAGTCACTTCTATCTACTAAGTTTAAATCATATGCTCTTACGGTTTTCATTCTTTGGGCTGCCCTATCGTATTGCTTAGTTTTCATCCAATTTTCCATCTCAAGCCTAGACGCTTCATCTTCTTCTACGTCTTTCATAAATGGCTTTTCGTAAGGGTCAAAACAAGTTACATTGATTTCAGAGAGCTTTTGAGTAACTTCAGTTCTCCAATTTCTTCCGCTAATATATTGCATATGGCCGACTAGATAAGTTTTAGTTTTTTCTAGAATATTTTTCATATTATAACTATAATATATATAAACAAATTTGTCAAGAAAAATGAATAATAGTACGCCAGAAGAAATGAATTTAATAACGATATTTATGGATGTAAATAAAACTCCAGAGCAAACTTGCAAGGAAATTGATTTTGAAGGTTGCGAACAAATGAAAAGAGATTATCTTTCTGAAGTTAATACTCCTGGCGGATGCTCATCGTGCAGGAAAGCTAGCGTGAGGAGAAAATACACATCTTTTATTAAACCAAAAATTAAAAAATGATAAATTATTTATTAATTTATATCGCTTCTGTTTTAGTTGTATCTAATGTTATTGCTATATTGGAATATACTAATTTAAAGGTATATGCTCTGTCGTTATTTATAAAAGAAAAAATATATACATTAGATGATTTGCATGATTATATTGTAGATAATTGGGGAAAACTTGGAGAATTATTAAGCTGCCCTTTATGTTATAGCACTTGGCTGTCTTTGTTTTTAGGGTTGTGGTGTGTTTGGTTTTTTAATTTAAATATTATTTATGCTTTGCTTTGTATGTTTTCAATTCCTAGTCTCGCATGTTTAATAAATAAAAAAATAATTTAAATTGGTGGACGTGGCGGGAGTCGAACCCGCGTCTTTAAATTTTCTGTAGATATACATCTACAAGTTTAGTTAATTTTTTTTACAGTTATGATATTAACATCCAACTAACCATTTCAATTATTCACTCAAACTTGAGGCCTTCGAATACTCAATGGTACAGTTTATGAAACGGATAAACTTTTATCTGTTTTGCAGATTGATGACCTCGTAATCTCTTTATCTGCGTCAAAAGTTACGAGGTAGCAGAACTAAGCTGCTAAGGCAAGCTTTTTAGCTTTTAAGCCAAAAGCTTTAACACGGTTTTTGTTGCCATGTAATTGTTTGCACCTTTTTTAGGAGCCAGATGCAACTCCTACTTGCAGTATACTAATCCAATTTAAATCGAATCCAGTACACGCCCATAAATTTTTCAAAGAACTTCGAAGGTTACACCTAATTAAGATGAGTGTAGCGCTTTGAGTAGAGCTCTCGCTTCTTTAGGAGGAATGTCTGAAAAGTCTGACCAATTTTTAGTGTCAGCATTTTTATACAAATCATTTTGCCACAATTCCCGAAGTTTGCTTTTGAAGTCGGTATAGTTATTGATGCCAAATTTATCTTTTGCTAGGCTAGCGAGTATTCCAGCAGGAGAGATGTCTGAATTTGACTGCGCTTCAGTTTCTCTCTGGGTAAGATTCTGCTGAGTATTGTTTGATTTATCGATTTCGTCATCTCCGACAATATGGACATTTAAAAAGTTTCTAACGCAGCGCACAAATGATCTATTACAAGCGATTGTTTCTAGAAATTTAGTTGCGAAGCTGCTAGTATTGTTCAGTGTTGCATTGGCCATATCTTCAAACACAATAGGCTCATTGTTGGTTTCATAGTTGGCTAAAAAAGTAATCGAACAAGATACAGCTACATGGTCTTCTTCGCATTTTACAGTTTTATAGTTAACCGAAGAAAATCCTCTGAGTTTAGCTAGTTCTTTTATGCCACTTAATTTTATTAAAAGTTGGTGATCCGCGAGACCTTCTATAGTTTTAGGATAATCTTTTCCTCTAGTTTGAAACCAAGATCTATTTGGAAATAAATGCTCATCTTTAATCATGGCTCTCCAATTGATTGAGCCATCGTCATTAAATTCATATTGATGGTTTTGTAGTAATCCGTTTTCGTCTCTAGTATAAAGATTTGGACCAGAGCTATTATCTATTTTTGTTTGCTTAGTTGTTTTTTTCATTGTTTATATATAATAACATATATTATAAACTAAGTCAATTACTTTTTGAAATAATTCTATAATGATCTGATTCTGACCAAAATAAATCGCTATCTATGATTTTATTTACTCCAGTAGAACTTTCTACGTCGTTTACGGCATGCTCAATGGAAGGGTATTTTTTCCCATTTGAGAAGATCAGTTTGCCAGAATAAAAAAACAGATCTTTATTGTTTAAAACATCATCGCCAGGTTTCTTTTGAGATAAAACTTCAACATTCCAGTCAAAATAGTGCAATCTAAGTTTTTCTATAAACTCAGTTGTTTTTCTGAATAAACTAATGTTTATGCCGAATTTTTTAATAGTTTTAAAATACTGTTGATTTTCTGAGATAACTTCTTCACTACAATCATCTGGTATTTGAAAATGGATAACCTGCAAAGAACTTTTAATGGCATTAATTAAATTTAAATCTATCTTTCTATCTGTAATCAAATTGACCTTACGACCTGAGGCCCAAGAAGGAATGTGATCATCTGATTCTTCATAGTCCGCTCTAATTGTAATAAATGAATTTTTCAGAAAATCAGGGTTCGGCGAAAAATTAGGTATTACTTCAAAAATTTTGTTGTCATAAAGTTGACCTATAAATTGTGTATTTTGATCGCTTTCAAATGGAATTTTCAACCTTTTAAGTATAGCGTTTGCTATATCTTCAGGCTTAATTTGATCAATTGATTTCTCTAACTCTTTAGAGGAATAAGAAAATTTTTCTGTTTCACACAAAATATCAAATTTATCCTTGTTCCAGAAGGGCGCGGTGCAGGAGGGAGGGATCGGCCCGAATAAAAGCACTCCTGGAGTGTTAAAATGCGATGCAATGTTTGAATAAAAAATGTCAGAACCTATGAATAATTCAGATCTATTAATTATATAAGCTCCTTGATGTCTAGTCTGTATATGTCGGAAATCTTCACAGCTTGGTAGTAGCTGGTCTTTGGGTGAACCTATTTGGATGATTTTAATATTAGATTTGTCAAGATAAGGTTTGATTATATCAAATACGTCAGACCAATAAGAATAATTAAATGAACTGATAGAATGGTCATTATTAATACATATAAACTTATCACAAGCTACTGGGATAAAGTCTTCCTGGATGAATGCCTCTGCAGATTTAATTCCGCAATTAAGAGAAAAGTGTTCAAGTATGTGCATATTCTGTTTTATATTCTATTTTATCTCTTCCTTGATGACAATAGCGAAATGCTCCTGAAGAAGCATCTGATGGATAATAGACTACATCAAAGAAATTCTCGCCTTCCCTTTTCTTTTCCAGAGAAATACAATCAAAAAGATCTTCCGAGACGGGTAGGCTTTTATATATATGAGGATTACCCTTAAGTATATCTAGGCTATTTTCAGGGGCAAAGAAATATATATTATGATCTGCGTACAGTCTCTTTATTGAAGGTAGTAAGGATGTGCAGAGAAATGTTTCTGTAGCGTTTTCATTTACGACTATAGCAATTTTTTTAGAAGTATCTTCTCGTAGGATCCTATCAAGAGAATCCACAATTTCTTGGTTTTCTTTATTTGCTACCGAAATGAAGTAGTTGTGAATACTTTCTCTTGAGCCTCCCTGCTGTATCTTTGCCATCCAATGCTTGATACCGTCATCGTTTTCATCAACATCTCTTATTAAAATATTTTTATAGAGATCTATAAGCCATTCTAGATTATCTTCTATTTTTTGTAATGGATAATTGTTGTTTCTTTTTTTGTTATGAGGCTTGATGTCAAAATTATATTCAATTTCAGGACAAGAATCAATAAACTCTTCTACTTGCCTTCCTATGACTTCTATTGAAAAGTTTTTTAAGACAAACTCACGGGCAATTTTACCTTTTTGCTCTAAGTCTTTTTCATTCATTTTATAAACTTTATTTAATTGTTTATAAATACTGAAAGGATCTGTGGTAGCTTTGATAAATTGTGTGCCAGGCTCTCGATATTCTTTCCAGTTGAGTGGCAAACCTCCACTTTCTTCAGTACAACAGTCTTCCCCGCAACTATAGTTAGTTACTAAAGTAATTAATTCAGTTAATTTAGCTTCTTGAATCGGAATCTCTTGCCCGCCAGATGTAAAAGGGTGACAATAGACATCCATTAAATTATAAACTTGATTTAATTGATCTTCTGACACACCAGCATTAACGCTAGTAGTATTTTGTGTTTTTTCTGAACCACAAAACTTACAATTTTGTTGTTGACCTACAAATGTTTTGACTTCATAATTTTTACATTTAGAGCAATAGTAAGTGGTTAAAACTAATGATGGGTCTATTTCCTTCTCTTTTAAAAGCCTAGGAATGTCCCAGCCTTCTGACCAGTTTGTGTGCAGTAAAAGCTTAGCTTTGGATTCAGGATTTTTATCTCTGAATATTTTAAAACCATCTAATAGATTGGGAACGCTTTTGCGGAGTTGGTTTCTAAATACAAAGCCTATAATGAATTCTTTTTCGTCTATCCCGAATGCAGACCTTAGTTTTAGCTTATCATTTTTATTTAATTTAAAAAATTGATTTGTTTCTAAAGAACCTCTTATCATTTTGACGTGACCGTGCCCAAGCTCTTTCATAGCCTTTTCCGCAAAAGAAGCCCAAACAAAATAGTTTTTAATTCTAGGAGCAGCGCTAACTGCTTCAGGTAGAATAGGTAAACTGTCAAGGGTTGTCCAAACTGCATGATTAATTTTATCCCACCAAGGCTTTTCCCAGTAGCCACTAAAGGCCCATATATCTTCTATCCCTATGTAAACATCAGGTTTTTCTTTTTCTATAACTTCGTCTATCATGATGCCCCCGTAACCTAGCTGACGTTTTAACTTGGGGTCTCTTGAGGCTTTTTGAGTAGCTATATCGCTATCAGGCGCAGAGCCATATGTTTTCCATGGCATTTTAGATAAAGTAGGGTCTGACCACTTTCTACCGTTAGCAAACTCTATTAATTCATACTTACCTGTCTTTTGCAAAAAGATTAATAAATTTTTAGTATGTTTGCCGAAACCTGTAAAGGCTTTTGAGTGATTGCTGTGAATTAGAACTTTCTTCATTAAAAAGGAGGATCTTCAGATAAATTTTCAGTTGGAGTAGCGGATGATTTATTTTTGTCTAAATTTTCTGCTTTTGATTTAAAGAAATCAATCAAATAATTTTTTAAAAACTCTTCAATTACCCTAACTTCTCCTGGCTCAATTGAAATTTTAAAACTTTGATTCCCATTTCTTGTAATTGTTAAACCGAAGGCGCTTACTGTAACGCTTGTTTCATCGAAAGTTTTGCTTTTAGGATTGTATTTAGAAATTTTTCTTTGCTTGTCCCATGGTGTGAATTTAATCACTGTTTGGTTATCATCAAATTTATGAAAAGTTGAATACTCCACCCGATCCTTTATTGAGTTTAAGATTTCGCCACACTCAAATTCGTTTAACTTAATATTGATTGTTTTGTCGGGGTTTTTTGCATTCTCGCTAAAAGAGCCTAGCTTTCTAGAGTCGTCCCAGCTATGCTGTTGAATTGCGCCTATGTAAAGGGCAGGTACATTATATTTGCCTGAGCCAATTCTTAAATTAACTGCAGTTCCAGTGTTTTTACTGTTTGGTTTATAAAGGGCTATGCTCATGAATTATTATATATAGAAATATAAAAAATTCAATACATAATTAACCGTATAAAAGTAATTCTTGCAGAGGGATATCGTCCGCGTTTTGAATATATTCAAATTGTTTTTTATGAGAAAATTCTGGAGATTTAATAATATTTAAAAACCTGTCCTTGAGGTATTTTAATTCAGAGCTTCTAGATCGGAATTTTAACAATGCATTTGATTGAAATAAGGCGACTGGCGGAAAATTATTTTCATAAATGAGTAATAAAATTCTTTGAACTGTATTTAAGAACCTAATATCAACAGAAAAGTCAATTTCAACTCCAGCAATTTTTTCATAAACTTTTTTAATTTCAGAGAAGCTATCTCTTGAGAAGCTACTATGGTAGTCATCTTCTTCTAGAGATAGCCTGTGATATATTGACAGTAAATCAATAGCAGGAGGAGCTATTATTGATTTATGAAAATTTATAAATTTAAATTTCTCTTTTGAGTTTGGCTCAAACAAAACAGAAGACTTGCATAAATTATTATGGCACAGAACAAATTCCTTCTTATCTAATTTCGAACATATATCCAAGCAGCTATCTTTACATTTTAAAATGAAATCATAAAAAGCGGGATCCGAGTCTGACTGAAAAACAAAATCAAATAAATTTTCTTCTTCAAACAAAACGTTTTCGAAAAAATCGGAAATAAAAATATCTTCATACCGCGAAACGGATATGTTATTTTTTAGTTTGTGCAGTAATAGTAATCTCTCTAGTAAAATTTCTTTATGATTTGCCCACCAAAAATCAGGATTTGTTCCATTTAAATTGTTATTAACACCTTCTACGGTAGTAAACAAAAAATTTACGTCAGAGCCATCTTGTAGTTCTCCATAGTATAAAAGTTCAGGAGAAACATCTAAATCTTTAAGACCTTTTAATATAACTGATTCTTTTTTAATATCTGCCCCATCTGATACTAGGGAAAATTTACCCAGATATGAAGGTTTTTCGGGTTTCGAAAAGAAAACTGTAAGATAAGTTTTATTGGTGGTAGGCGCAGAAATTCTAAAACCTTGTTCGTCTAAAAATCTAATTTCTTTAGGTAGCTCGTTATTTTCAAAGTTTGACTTAAATATTTCGAAATATTCATTTACAAAATTATGGGAGTCTGGTTCATACTCCTCTTGAAATGTTTTAATATAGTTTAATTCCTCTTCCATTTTTCGTAGTGGTAATATTGATTTTCTTTTGTTGGTAATTTTTAAGTATAAAGTCAGATAGAGGGTTTTGTAGCTCGTTTTTTAATGTTCTTGATATAAATCTTGCTCCATATTTTTTATCAAAATTTAAATTATATAAATACTCTAAAGCTTTTTCGTCTACATTGATTTGTATTTTAGAATGCTTAAGCATTGATTTAATTTTAGATATTTCTATATTTATAATTGATTTAAAGTCATCGTCCTTCAATTGATTGAATACTATAATTTCATCGAACCTATTGATTAGTTCTGGCCTCATTGATTTTTCTAAATCTTTAATAGCCAAAGACTCTGCACTTTCTGGGGAAGACATAAAACCTAATGATTTATTTTCTATTATTTTTTCAGAGCCGATATTGCTGGTCGCAATAACAATAGACTTCGAGAAATCTGCAGAATATCCAGTATTATCAGTTAAAGATCCCTCTTCTAGAATTTGTAATAGGATATTCAAGACATCGGGATGAGCTTTTTCTATCTCGTCAAAAAGAACAACTGCATGAGGGTTTGCTCTCAATTTTTCAACTAACCCTCCTCCTTCTTCATAGCCTACATAACCAGGAGCTGATCCTATAAATTTAGATATTGAATTTTTTTCAGAGTATTCTGACATATCTATCGAAATAAAAGAATCTTTTGATTGAAATAAGTGAGATGAAAGAAGTTTTGAAAGATAAGTTTTACCCACTCCTGTAGACCCTAAAAATAAAAATGATCCCAAAGGTTTATTGGGCTCTTTTAATCCACATAAATTACGCTTTAAGCAATTGGACAAAGATTTTATTGCATCTTTCTGGTTAATTAATTTCCTAGATAAAAACCTATTTAATGATTTAGCTTTTTCTACGGTAGATTCATCCATATCTTTTATTGATACATTGCACTTTTCAGAAACTATATCAAGTATTTCTTTTTTAGAAATTATAGGTAAATTTTTTTCATAATCTTTGTCCCACTCTTTCAGCATTGACTCATACTTTTCGAAAAGTTCTTCAAGGTCTCCTGTCATAGATCCATTATGGAGATAGGAGGTGGAATCTATTCTCTCTGATATAGTTTTTTCTAAGTCTTTTATAGCGTCAGGTATATTGAAGTTTTTAATTTTACATTTTGATCCTGCATGATCTAGAATATCTATAGCCTTGTCTGGAAAATTTCCTTCATTTACATATTTTTCGGCTAGGTTAACGCAATAAGTTAAAGCTTCATCTCGGTACTTAACTTTGTGGTATTTTTCGTAAAACGGGCTAATGCCTTTGAGGATTTTGAGAGTCTCTTCTGTGGAAGGCTCATTTACTTTAATAGGATGAAATCGTCTAGACAGAGCTCCATCTTTCCTGATAGTTTTTTTGTATTCAGACAAAGTGGTGGCGCCGATGCAAGAGACTTCGCCCCTAGCTAAGGCTGGCTTTAGTATGTTACAGGCATCCATTGATCCTTCTGCACCACCTGCCCCGATAATAGTGTGTATTTCATCTATAAATAAAATAGAGTTTTTGAAATTCTTAAACTCATTTAATAATTTTTTGAGACGTTCTTCAAATTGACCTCTGTACTTTGTGCCAGCGACTAACAGCCCTAGATCTAGGGAAAATATACTTTTATTTAATAGAATATTTGGGCAAGTTTGATTTACTATTGAGGAGGCTAAACCTTCAATAATGGCAGTTTTACCAACCCCTGGCTCTCCTAGCAGTATAGGATTATTTTTATTTTTTCTACAAAGTATTTCGCATAGAACTTTAAGTTCTGCATCTTTACTAACTAACTTAGCGAACCCATCTTGCTCTGCAACTTTATTTAAATTTTTACAATATTTCTCAATTGCGGGATAGGATGATTGGGATTTATGCTTGGCGCTTGCAGAGCTTTCTTGGTTAACTGATGATTGGCTAGGGCTCCATCCGATATTATCAACTCCTGAGGCTAAAAATAACTGATTATGCAAAAGAACGTGAAACTCTTTATAGTTAATTTCAAGAGATTCTAAAACTGCAGAAGTTAGGGGGTCTTTTTGCTCTAGTATTGATATTAATAAGTGCTCTACCCCAACATAAGGATGCAACAGCTGCTCTGAAATTTCAATAGCTGAAAATATAACCTCTTTACAGTCTTTGGAGAAATGTATATTGAAAGTGCTATTCCTATCTATTGGTTTTACTTTTTGAAGATTTGCCGAAACGCAAGTAATAGCTTCGTCAATGCTAATAGAGTAAGTGGCCAATAAATCAGGTATTACGCTAAATTGATTACTAAGAATACAAGAAAATAAATGAATTGGCTCTACTGAATCATGCCTTAGTTTAGAGCATAATTTTTTAGATTCATTTATGATGGCTTGGCATCTTGGCGTAAAATTAGCTTGGGGTTCTGCGTTCATGATATATTATTATATATTACACTCTATTTTAAATCACTAAGTTTCATGTAAATCTTGTCATCCATTATAGACATTCGATCTACAAATATTATGTCATCACTTTTTTCTCCTACTATAACAATAATATTATCTTTTTTAGGAGTGACTCCTCCAGAATCTTTATATTTAGTTAAATTAGGAGTTCTAAAATCACCTATCATTGCTTGGACTGAGCCGATTTCGTCATGTAAAGATAATTTGATATATTTATTTCCATTCCGACTCACTCCAGATAAAACATCTTCTACTACACATACCATTTTTACTCTTTCGCCTTTTTGAAAAGTTGAATGCTCATAGGTGTTGTAAAACCTGTTTTTGTCCGTACTGAATACTTTTTGTAGAGTTGTAGAATAGCTGTAACCCAACAACTTTGTTTCAAAATACCAATTAGCAAACTGTTCGTAAGACTTGTTTTTTTCATAAATCTCTTTATATGGAGATAGTTTAGTCTTAAAGGTTTGAAATCTTTTTTCCGACATAATTGGTTTTCCATTGTCTCCGAGGAGGTTTTTTGATATACATGTTGATACTGCAGTTAGTATGTCGTAATCAAAGTCAGAGCCGATTTGTGTAAATAAACGCTTTTCTCTATCTGTTAAAATATTGAAGGCTTGTGCTTCAAGTACTGTGCGAGCTCTGGATTTATTTTCTGTATGCAAAGCCCCTGCCTGGATTAAACCACATAATATTCCAATATTAATTCCGCATTCTTTTGCGCATAAAAATAACTCAAACTTATTAGAAGTGTTTTCGTTTTCTTTGATGAAAGAGTTGATATTAGCTAAAGACTTATTACTTACCCCTTTAATACTATTTAATCCAAATCTTATATTGTCTTTCTCTATAGAGAATTCCATATTTGATCTTATTAAATCAGGTTGTAAAAGTTGTATGTTGAAAAAGCTTAATTCTCTGGAAACTTTACTTATTTCTTCTTGTGGAGATGGTTCGTATTCCGTCATCTTTAAAAGGCTTAAGAAGAATTGTTTTGGGTGCTTAAATTTTAAATAAACTGTCCATGCTGCAAGAGTTGCATAGGATATAGAATGAGATTTATTAAAAGAGTAATTTGCACTATCTTCTGCGACCTTCCACAAAACTTCTCCAATTTCTTCATCTAAATTCTTCTCTCGAATTTTTTCTGAAATTTTAGACTTCCATTGAGGCATTTCTTTAACTTTCTTTTTTCCAACTATTCTCCTTAGCTGCTCTGCTTCATCAAGAGTGAATCCGACTTTAACGGCCATTTTCATTAATTGTTCTTGGTAAAGAGGTATACCGCCTGTATAATTCAATACTTCATCAAAAAATGGATGAACACTTTGAAAGTCACCTGTTCGAGTATAGTCCGAATAATTATCCATGAACTCTAGAGCTCCTGGACGAGCAATGGCAACAACAGCACTGAGCTCCTCTAGGCTTGAGGGCTTAATTTTTCTACACACCCGAAAGTTTGTGTCGGCTTCGATTTGAAATAAGCCATGTGGGTTTTCTAGATTCTTGAGTGGTTTAAAAATTGCTTTTGAATTTAGATCAATACTTTCTGGGGAAATATTTAACTGCTTACAAGTGTCATGAATAACTGTCAGTGTTCTCAATCCTAAGATATCGAATTTAACCATTAACTCTGCGACCCAATTCATATCATATCCTGTAACAAGAGCTCCGTCATTAGTCTTTTGGATGGGACAAGCTCTACTAATATCTTGATGGCAAATTGCTATACCTGAAGGATGGACTCCAGTATTTTTATTTAAACCTTCTATTTTCTTTGCAATTTTGAATATTTTTTCATTAGAATCTACCCATTCTTTAAATTTTTGAGATTCATTATAGGCATCTCTTAAAGGAGCTACTTCGCCAAATCTTTTAGGTATATAAGAGCTAACTAAATTTACGTCTTGTTCGGACAATTCTTTTACAATTTTGCCACATTCTTTAATACAAAGTTTTCCGCTTAATGTATTTAGTGTTAAAATCTTAGCGGTTCTGCCTGGGAATCTGTTTTCTATATAAGAAATAACGTCTTTTCTTCTTTCGTAGGAAATATCATTATCAATATCTGCTAATAAGCTGCCATCTAAATACGTGACTCCATTTTTTTCAATTTTCTTAGCTCGACTCTCACTTACAAACCTCTCAAAAAATAAATCATATTTAACAGGATCAATATTAGTTACTCTGATTAAAAAAAGAACCAAAGATCCTGCAGCTGACCCTCTTCCTGGGCCTGTTGGGATATCGTTTTCGTGACAATAATTAAGAATGTCCCAATTTAATAAAATGTAATCAACGAACCCAAGCTTGTCTAGAATTTCTAACTCTGTTTTAGCTCTGTCATAATAGTCTTGCTTGTTCTTGAGTTTGTCTACACCTTTGTCCCTGACCCCCTTCCAGCACAAAGCCTTAAGGTAGTCTAGGTTTGAACAGTCAGGTTTACATTTAAGCTCTTTTTTTTGTTTCAAAGTGATATTGATCTCGGGAAGTTTTACTCCTGGATCAATACAGTCATCGTAGTTGGAAAAGTTTTCTTTAAATTTTAAATATCTATTTGCCATAATAATTTCTCGAATAATAGTTTGTTGATTCTGATATCATATAATGCATCATGCAGTTTTGATTCGTCAAAGGGTATATCGTACAATTTGCACATAACTTTTAAGCTACACTTCATTCCTCTTTCTCTAAAAGAGTTTAATCTGTATTGCCAATTAATTAAAGTTTGATTTTTGTCAAATTTAATTTCTTTTAATTTAGCTTTCGATAAAGACAATGTATCTATACATCTATTTATGTAAGAATAGTCTGTATCTCTGCCTAGTAGTTTTCTGAATATATTATGTATATAAACATCAAAGCCTAGTATATTGTGCCCTATAATTAAATATTGATCGTCATAAATGTATTTCTCGAATTCATCGAGAACCATTGTTGGATCAACAGAGAGTTTGTTGTATTTAGCTCTAGAGAATCCTGTTGTTTTTGCGGCTCCATCAGAAATATCAAGAGTGTCCCACTTGATTAAATAATCTTTTTCTGAAACAATCTTAGTTCCGTCGGATACTATAAACGCAAGCTGCCAAGGCTTGTTTTCTTTTGAGGCTAAATTTAAGCCACAAGTTTCGAAATCAAAATATATATATTTTTGTTTTTTATTAAATCTAAGAAGTTTGTCTGTCATTTTTATTGAGGTAAGATTCGAAGCAAAATTCATCACTACCAAGGTGATCAAAATTAGGGCAATATAATGATTGATTCTTTCCAAAGCGTCTATTTGTCGCAATTTTATAAGTTAACCAAGCATCAAAGTCAGATTTGTTTTTATAATAAATACTTTTAGCTTCTAATGTTTCAAGTTGATTTGTATTGCAGTAATCTAATACTTTTTTTCTTATTATATGGTCAAATGGCAAGCCGTTGTCTTCTAGTAAAAAAGATGGATTTGTAAAATTAAAATCAGGCATGCATCCCGCAAAAGATAATGTATTGTTAAATATAAAAGAATCGTAAAAAGGTATAACTAGCAAAAGATTATCTGTCCATAAAGATTTAAGTGAATCTATAGAAAATTTTTCTTCTGAACAAAATTTGTCACTATATATACTGTTTAAGTCTTTGATGCCTTCACTGTTTTTGGCGAAGATAATAACCTTATAGGAACTACCATTCTCAATTTCCATCCTGAGGCCGAAATATAAATTAATACCTAACTCTTCGGAGGTTTTTTTCGCCTCTAAAAAGCCCACTAAAGAGTCCTCCACTAAGCAAACTTGTTTGAGTTTGTACTCTTGAGCTATAGAGAAAACGCTATCAGCGCCATCTTCTTCAACTTTTTCTGGATTTTTTAAAGTTAAGATAGATTTTCCAATCGAATAATGACTTTTGAAAATTGGTATCATATAAATATAATAATAACATGTTGATTGAGTTAAGTCAAGATAATTGTCGTTCTGATGAAATAGAAAACGACCCTATGTTTCTTCATATAGGCAAGCGATATAATGTAAATTATTGCAAAGAATATAATTCTGTGAACCTGGGAGGCGGGTATCAGTTAAACTATCTTAATTATTGCCCAATTAACCACAAAAGATCTAATACTAATATCATATTGTTCGACTGGCTTTTTTTAAAGAAGGGATTTAACCCGAAGCAGGATGGTATGATTAGGGGGAGAAAATTAATTAAATATATGGAGGAGTGCCCTCTTAATCCATATAAAATTATAATATTTAATGCAATCGGGTTTGAAAAAGATAAAAAACCAGATAAGAATTTTTCCAAAACAAAGCATTCTACTGACGATTTAATTAAAATGTATACATATTGGGGTAAAGCGCAAGAAACTAATCAACCAACTCCAGATCAATCTAGTTATTTCTATAGGTTGGATTGTTATCAACCTAAGTATCTTGATGCGATTAACGATGATGAAAGGTATTTCAAATTATACAATAACAAAACAGTGTAATAAATATTGAAATGGTAGACAAATTAAATTCTGATCAAACTCAAGTAGATCTTAATGAAGCAAGAAACAAGGTAAACGAGATCATTGATGAAGTGGACTCGATTACTATAAAGAGTTATGATGCTGGCTCATTGCCTCTTGTTGCTGATAATGGTTCTACTGTTTTAGTTACAGATGGCACTGAAGATAATACTCAATGTATGGCGTATTACTTTCAAAATAAATGGTACAGACATTTCGATAACACGGCTATAGAGCTAGAGCTCTGGACTCCAGCAGAAATAGCTACAGAACTTTGGTTAGACGCAAGTGACAGTGGATCCATTACCCATTCATCCAGTACTGTAAGCCAGTGGAATGATAAAAGTGGGAAAAATAATCATGTAGTCGCAAACGGAGACCCTTCCACAGGATCGAGCACACAGAACTTGTTAAATGTTATTGACTTTGATGGAAATGATTATTTTATAAAGCAGAATTTTGCGAATCCTTCAAGCGGGGACGTGGTTCTTTTTATTGTTTGTGAAGTAACTGGAGTTGATTCCGTTTTTGATTCAATAATTGCACAAGATTCTAATAATAACGACTGGCAACTAGGAGCAAATAATTCTACGAAATTTTATGGACTTTTAAAAAATACAAACCTAGGAACTACTTCAGCGGGCAATACTGAAATCACGGGCTTTAATATATTTTGCGTCTCCTTTGATAAAACAGAAGATCAAAAAATTGAATTATTAGTGAATGGCTCTTTATTAAGTGGAACAACATCTATTTCATATACTAATAACGTTGCATCAACAGCACACTTAGCGATTTTTGCTAATCGAGCCCTAAATCACTCACCGTCAGGAAAAGTTGCTGAAGTTATTATATATGAATCTCCAAGCAATTCACAGAGGCAGCAAGTCGAAGGATATCTAGCTCACAAATGGGGAATTACTGGTAATTTAAATGGTTCTCACCCTTATAAAACCAATGTCCCAAAAGTAGCTTCTGGGCCAGGTTAATATATTGCCTTGGAATAAAGAATTTAATTAACCCATTTTGGGCAACCTTTATACTCTCTTAATTCAACAGTTTCACCTTCTTTGGCGACAAGCTTATCTTTCTCATCTTCAAATGAGCTTTTGATTATTTTATTTTCCGAATTAATTAATACATAATAATTGAAACCTTTTCTAAAAGGGCAGATAAATGCTTTTATCGGTTCTCCATTCTCGTCTAGAACTGGAGACCCTCGACTCATTTTAAAACCATCTTTACCGCAAGCTAATAAACCTCCAAAGCTTCCATCTTTGGGGAATCCTTGGTCTGCTGCGAAATTAGACATAGCGTCTTTTTCCGAAAAATTTTCTAAGTAGTCTTGGATTTGCGTGAGTTCATATTCGAACCCATCTAACTCGTCATCAAGAATTGTAGGCATCATTACTTTGCCCTTTGATTCGAGATTGAACTTAAGAAACAGAAACTCCATTACTCTATTTTTGTATTCAGGAAACATTCTTTTCACTGCCAAGCAGTAGATTAAATCTTGCAGGTTATCTTCAAGGTCTTTGCCTTTGAATACACTCTTGCTGCTTTTAAAGTCCCTGATTAAAGCTTTGCTTGCAGATTTATAAAGAAATAATTTATCAATAAAACCTAAAACTTTATACTTTTTGCCATCTTCGTCCACATCGAGTAGAAATTCTTTTTCAGAAATAGCTAAATCGGGTTTTGCGAATGTGTCCCCGAAGAAATCAAAGTTTAAACCAGCCATTGTCATATCGCTAATGAGCTGAAGATTTTCTGTGTCATCAACATTCATTTTACGAGCATGATGCATTACGAGCCTCTTGATTGATTCAACCTCAAAAATATCTTTCGCTACTAAAAGCCGATCATAAACTTTTTTGTGTCGCGGCTCACCAAGAATTTCAAAGATCAAGTGGCAGATCCAACCTCTACTTGCTCCAGCATTGGTTGTGTCAGGAAGCTTGAGTACGTACTTTACCCAATATGTCCAACTGCATTTTTTTAATGTACTAATTCTACTGGCGGATAATCTAACATCACGTTTCATAATTTTATTTTTTTTGTTTTTTTGTATAAGCTTTCAGCTAATTTTTTATTAGATCTTAATTCGCTTGATCTTTTTAAAATATATTGTTGTTGTTTTAGTTGGTCTATATTGGATAATTTAATTTGCCATTGTGATACTTCATCTATATTCATATCTCCAAAATCATTTTTTGTGGGCAGGCATATGCATAATGAATTTTGATCAAAATAATCTAATAGCTTTAAATAGTTTTTGACGCAGGCATCTGCACCTCTATTCTCTTCTTTGTCTGAGTCATTATTAAAAGATAATATTATTTTTTTAGGAGCTAAAGAGACTAAGGCGCATATCATTTTAGGAGAAACAGAGAGCCCGAAAGTTACAAGGCAATTATAAATACCTGACTCGTGTAAAGATAATAAATCTCCTATACTTTCAACTAAAATAACTTCTTCTTTATTGTTTATATATTCTCTAGCTAGAGAGTCTGCGTCATATAAGGGGTATATCCAGTTGTTTTTCTGCCCCATGTGTTTCCATTTGGGTCTATTCGGAGCATCTTTAAGCATATCTCTACCAGCTAATCCATGAATCATTCCGCTTTCATTAAAAATAGGAAATACAAATCGATTATGCATCTTACCTTCTGTACAGAATCCTGACTTTAGTTTTTGTAGAATAGATTTAGATATACCTTTATTTTCATAAAATTTATAATGAGGTAAAAATTTATCTATATCGGATTTTGGGTATATTTCTTCTGACATAATTTTTTGAGTAGGTTTATATTGACGTTCGACGCTATCTAAGTCAAGAGTGTCAATGTTTTTTAAATATTTATTTATAATTTCTTTATCATTAGTTTTTAATGTAGCTTGAATTAAAGTTTTGAAAGGCATAAAGGAGGTTCCTGAGACGTAATCTTTCCATACTCCAGAGTTTTTATATATCTGGATAGCGGTCGAGTTGTCTCCATTGCGGAAGAGAGCATTAGTTTGCCAGTAAGAACCTCGGTCTACTAAATTGTAGCCGAGCTCACTTAACACAGATTTAATAGTATCAGGGCTCATTATTAAGAAAATAAATCAGGCAACTCTGAATCTCCATCCATTATAGGCTCTCCTGTAGCCTCTAGATGTTCGACTAGATCTCTTAAATCTCCTACTTCTGTTATGCCAAAATTATCAAAATTTAAATTGATATAATTTTTCTTCAATCTACCATCTGGCATTTTAACTGGCTCTAGGGCACCAAAAACGTCATCACCTAAATGTCTAGATTTTAGATTTATTAGTTTATGGGTTCCGAAGCCCATATCTGATTCTACCTCATCGGTAGTTTTTGGCCTTAAGAAAAACATATGAGAGCAAAACTGAGTAATTCTGTCTGATAATGATACCACGCTTTCATCTTCAACAACAGCGTCCGAATTTCTGTTTTGACTGATCCCCATTCGATTAGTTTGTACGCTAGTAATCATAGGTATGACTGGTTTTCCATCAACAACAATATCTCTTTGTATGCACTTCTTAAAGTCATTTACCATTTTACCAATTTGCTCCCACTCTTTCATGTTGGAGCCATTTTCCGAATAAGAGGTTTTAATATAATCAAAACTTAATATTAGCGGATTACCTCTTCCGATTTTCCCGTAATAAAATCTTTTTACTAAGCTAATCATTTCATTAACAGAAAGACCCCCGACGTTTTGATAGTAAAACTGTAGACCTTTAACTTTAGGGAACACTGATCTAATTTTATTACATACTTCTTCTCCCGCAGTCCTCCACTTGCCTGTTTCACAAAGATGTAAGGGTACTCCGCTGAGTGCTGCACACTGCCTCATTGTGAGCTCTTCGAAACTCATCTCGCCGTTATCAAAGTGTAATATAGGAACATTATGTTCTGCTGAAACTTTCGTGCAAAAATCCATACAAAATTGAGTCTTACCCACTCCAGACCTAGCTGTTATGACTGTAATGTTGCCTGGTCTAAGAAGCGATCCATATAGATCATGTAATTTCTTATGCGGGCCTTTCATTCCAAAATCAGTTACGGGGTTATTCCCTAACTCTTCAATCATGGACTCCATATTTTCATAGATGTTCATAGGGGCGTCTTGCCCCGAGTCAAAAACGTTGATAGTTTTATTGAATACCGCATCAGCTTCTCCCACAATTTCTGAATAAGAAGATTCAGCTGGCATTCTTTTAACTGAAGAAATTACTTCTTTAGCAGAATTACAAATCTCTCTTTTTACTGTCAGCTTCTTAAGCTCTTTACAGGAAGACATAACTTGATTCTTTGCTACTCTCCGCATTGATAATGCTTGGACATAATCAGATACATTTATATTATCTTCAAAACTAATTCCGATAGAATTAATTCTTTCTGCTATAATAACTGGATCTATAGGTTCAGATGCGTTTGCTAATTGTTTTATGATTTTAAATATAGTTTTATGCACTATAGAGTCTTCATCATAAAAATCTTTTTCATCTATAAAATATTCAATGTCATGGAATATATCTGGATACCTTATTAATCCAGCCAATACATGTTGTTCTAGTTCGTTTGACGATATCATATTTTAATGATATCAATAAACTCCTTAAAAGTCAAGATTAATCTTCTGACGGAGGAGGCATATCTTCTTGAGATTCCATTTGAATAAGGAATTGCTCGATAGCCTTAATCAACCCCATATGCACTATTTGATTTGGGGCTTTAGAATGTATTATTGGTTCTCCTTCGCTGTTTACATAAGCTAACAAGAATCCTTTGGAGGATTCTTCTACACCTCCAGAAAGTTCATATATTTTTTCAAATATTTCTTCGGGCATTTCAAAGCGCCCTAAATTGTTTGGATCGAAATCTCTCATAAAAAGCTTTACACTATAAATCTATATTATACTTTTTAAATAAATCTTTAGATACAACATCGTCTGTGAATATTTCTACTAGAGTAATATTATTTATTTTGCAAAAATTTTCTTTATCTTTGTCTTTTCTTAATTGATGGAGATAGTTGCCTTTTGTTTGGTGAAAATAAGGCACATACTTAATGTGCTGATCTCCTTGAACTTCTACTGCAATTTTTTTATTTACATTAAA